AATCCCAGCACTTCCCTGCCCATCTCCCAGCCTCTGCACTGCCTCACCCATACCAGCACTGCATCACACCCATCCAATCGCTCCCACATGCCTGCAGCCTGACGGTTACCTGAGTGGTGCAGCCCCCTAGGCTGAGACCAGTACTACCGCTTGCTGGTGCCGTCCAGTAGGCGCAGATGACCTGCCAGTTCTTTCTTTAGCTGGTCTGCAGTGGGTGCTGCCGTCTCCGGCGCCTCCTGCTGGGAGAACATGCCGACAGACTTAGCCATCATCTCTAAGGCACGCAGTCTGGATGCCTCTTGTTTGGCAGTCTTGCTGAGCGCCAGCAGTTGCCTCAATACATACCGTTTCGTTGCAGCCGCATCATCTGCCAGTGCTTCTACCGTCTCCGACCATGCCTCCTCCAACATCTGAGCCACCACTGGATGTTTGAGTAGCTTGGACGCTGATGCACTGACTACATGGTCTGCACTCCTGTCATCTGGATAGGCAGCCCTGTAGGCTGCCCTATATGAAAGTCCCTGTATCACCCCTGTGACAAATGCCAGTTGCTTCTGTGTCAGTGGTCTGTTCCTTATAGGTCTTACTACCTTGGGTGCTTCTGCTTCATGCGCCAACCGTTCCGCTTCGCTGAAGTCGGGGCCGTCACCATCGGGGGCGTCTGGATCAATGTCCCCATCATCATCCGGCCTGAACATAGGATTGCCGTTGTCAATCTCTTCGATTGCCGCATCAAGTTCCCGCCGATACTCCGCACGTTTCTCATCTGTCGCCATTGTGACACTCCATGTTTAAACACATATTGGAAACCTGACCATTCGGTCAAGACTGTTCCAATGGTAGCTATCAATTTGATAGCAGGCAAGTGCCACATTTTCCTGACCATTCGGTCAGGTTCAACCGTCCAACAGTGGCAAAACCAACACCGGAATTGCCTACCACAAATATCGGCCTGCGACATACTGGAAGCGTTATATTGAAAAATTGGGTATACGAAAACCCGTATAACCTGACCCTCACCAAGGCCCTTAGATCGATCTCAGAGCGTCCGTTTTGCGTTTAGGCCACTACCCTACATGCCCCGACCCGTTGGCGCCTTGTAGGCCCCTTCCCGTCATTCTGGGACTTTTTCCCATTTCATGGTTATGCACAGGTTGTACCCAGACTGTGGATAACCCTCTGACTTGTCCACAGCCTGTGGATTCCCCCTAGAAACTCCCCAGAAACCAGTTGTCCTACTAATAAGAGGGCAAAGCACCTGAGTGCTGCCCCGCTCCGCTGGACTTGCCGTCCGGCAATAACCCTGCAGTCCTGTCAGGCATTCCCCCTGCCATGTAAACGGTGTGATGTAATGCGTTCTGGCGATATTGCCGTGACCGAAGGATTGATAGTATGACCAACAAGTTTTCCACCTATACGCTGGCCCAGTGCCAGCATGCGCTGGCAGATTGCCACGCCACTCTTGAGGCAGGTGAGTACCAACCTGATCACCCCTATGGTCGCAAAGTCTGGGCGGAGATCGATGCCCTGCGTGAGCGCATTGCCACCCTGAAGGCAAAGCCTGCCGCCAGCACCTTTCAGAATGGCGATACCCGCTACACGTCCAAGGTTGCCACCGTCAACGGCACCAAGGGCCGCATCTGGACAGTGCGCAGGCTAAAAGCAGGCTCATGGGTGCATGCTGGATGCACATTCACCCCCAAGGAGGCGACAGAAGATGAGGTGATTTACAAGGCAGGTGATTACCGCATTTGAGACTGCAGCGACATGCCGACAGGCATGTCAGTGCAATCCCGCACTACTTGAAAGGTCTACAAATGAAACGATTCAATACCCGCGAAGAGTGGCTGCAGGCTGCAGTCACTGAGTTGCGACCCATCTGCGCAAGCATGGCGACAGATATCGCCCTGAACATCAGGGTCAGTTGCGGTTTTCCCAGCACGTTTAAACGCTCCGGCGCTATCGGAGAATGCTGGGCGGATACAGCATCCGCCGATAAGACGATGGAGATTTTGGTTAGCCCGACCCTCGCAGACCCTGCTCAGGTTTTCGAAGTGCTGGTGCATGAGTTGTGCCACACAATGGCTGGGTGCATGAATCACGGCACCACTTTTGCCAAAAACGCTGGGGCCATGCTGCTGCTGCCGTCCGCATCGAAGGGCTGGAAAGCCACACAGGCAGGCCCTGACTTTGCCACGGTATTCGGCCCGTTGATCGAGTCGCTGGGCGACTATCCCCACGCCCAATTGTCAGTGTCAGGGAAAAAAACGCAGGCAACCAGAATGCTCAAGTGCTACTGCCCCGAATGCGGGTACACCGTGCGCCTTACCCACAAGTGGGCTGCAGTGGGTATGCCCATCTGCCCGACAGATCACATGCACATGATTCTCGAAACCAGCGAACAGGAGTGAACAACATGGCTATTTCGAATTCCCTTGCGGTAAACGCACTGCCCCTCGCCAATCTGATTCGGGCCTATCAGGCCCTGAGCGGTGCCACGGGCACCGTGACACGCGACCATGCAGTTGACTGGCTTGTCCGCCATATGGCTGCAACGGGCGCAACGCTGGCGCAAATCCAACGCGCTGGTGCTGGCGCCGTTACCGCTGCCACAAACGCCCCCGCAGCCGCGCAACCTGTAACGGTGGATGCCGAGGGCATCCGAACCATGATCGACCAGACAACCGCTCTGGCATCTGCAAATGGCGCAAAGCTGACAACGCTGGAATCTACGCTTTCCAGTGCGCTGGACACCGTTGAGTCGCTGGGCGACACGGTCACCATGCTGGCTCAACGTTTAAACGCTGCCGAGGATCAGCGGATCGATGCCAGCACGGTCAAGCCTGCGCTGGATCAAGCCATTGCTGATGCACTGGCACCTTTCATCACGACCGTCCGGCAAGCGGGCATGGAAGACCGCATTGCAAGTGCCATCACACCCTACTGGGGGACTAGGGATGCGGGCGATTTGTTCGGTGTAGTGGCATGCGACCTAAAGGGTGATGAACTTGGGTTTCATGTTTATGCCTCGCCCGAGGCACCTGCCGTGGATGACTCATACATCTGGACGGCTGAGATGGTGAAGGTGATGGCATTGGCCCAGCACGGGCACAATGTGTGGCTGGGCGGCCCCAAAGGCACTGGCAAGACTCAGGCGGCAATGCAGTTTGCAGCATGCACGGGTCGCCCATTCACGCGAATCAACTTCCAGAAATACACCAGTGCCGACGATTTCATTGGCTGCACTGGGTTGGAAAACGGGGCGACAGTCTGGAAGGATGGCGCATTCCTGCAAGCTTTTGAGCGTCAGGGTAGCGTGATCCTGCTGGATGAAATCACAAACGCTGACCCTGCAAATCTGGCAATCCTCAATGGCCTGCTGGAACCTGCTGGACGGGTGATGATCGGCGGACGCATGCGTCAACGGGCTGCAGGTGTAGTGGTGATCGCTGCAGACAACACCCTTGCAACGGGTGATGACTCCGGCCTATACGCTGGCACTAAGACCATGAATGCCAGCCTGCCTGAGCGTTTCCCATTGATGATTGCATGCCAGCACCTTGATCCGCAGACTGAAATAGATGCGCTGGTGAAGCACACTGGCTGCAGGACTGAACTTGCCACTGCAGTGGTGAAAGCTATTGGCGCATGCCGTGCCAAGGTCGCGACAGGGGACATCGTGGATGCCCCGTCCATTCGGGCTGCAATGGCATACATCAGGGCCATTCCCATCATGGGCAGTCGCATGGCATGGAATGCCACGATTGCATTCAAACAGCCTGCCGAGTCCGCCACTGCGCTGGAAGGCATCAGGATTGCCTACATCAATGACTCGATGATTGAGTCCTACGTTTAAACAAAGGGGAATGAAAGATGAAAGCACGTTACAACGGTTTCGAATTCCGCAACGGGGTCACCGCTGCGATTCATAAAATCTGCGCAGATCAGGGTATTGATTCTGTCCAGATTGTGTGGTCTGGTGATGTCTCGACTGCCTGCATCAATGCTGACGGGGCACTGTACCTGCCCAATCCACGGGACGGCGCAGTCTTGACGCATGCCATGCTGGAACGCTTCGTGGGCTACGGGTTCCATGAGTTGCTACACCGCAAATACACCGACTTTGCCGTGAGTGGTGGGGACCAGTACTTAGACATGATCCACAATGCAGTGGAAGATGCATGGATCGAACGCAACGCTGTCAATGCCCGCCTGACCGGAAACGCTGACGCATTGCTCAAGACCCTGATTGACGGTCTGGTAGCCGAGGGCATGGAACATGTCACTGACTGGGCAGACCCTGCACAGTATCCCTTTAGCCTCGCAGTGTTCTGCCGCCCGTGGGCAACCCCCGTGCCAGTGCCTGCAACCCTGCTGCCTATCTGGCAAGCTGCCAATGCACTGATCCCCAACTGCCGCAATAGCTACGACACGCTAGAAGTCGCCAAGTATGTTTTTGACAACCTGCCCCGCACCTCTGCCAAAAACCGCCCCAATGGCAACCAAGCACCCAAGCTGCCGCAACCGCAGGCAGGTGATGCGGGCGACAAGCAACCTGCAGGGCAAGGCGCAGGTGATGCGCAGGGTGACCAGCAAGGGGATGAGTCCAACAAGACTGCGCCCAACGCTGGAAAGGCCCAGCAAGTGTCCAGCAAGACCATTGCCAACGATGCCGAACCGAATTGCAAGCTGCCTGCCGATCAGGCATCAGGCGGGACATATTCGGGCGCAGCCGATCTCCGCCGCAAGGGCTTTCACCTGAGCCAACAGGTCTACCCTGTTCAAATGACTGCCAGTGCCAAATTGCGGGTCGAACTTAAACGCCTGCTGGATGCATCCGCCCGTGAGGAATTCACGCATGGCCTGCGCACCGGACGTTTAAACGTTCAGAGTCTTCCAAAGCATAGTTACTCCGACACAATTTTCAGCAAGCGCATGGAGCAGGACGGGATCGACACTGCCGTTGGCATCCTGATCGATGTCAGCAACTCTATGCTTGACGCCTGCGCAGGTGCTGATGGCAAGCCGGATTCATCCACCCTACTGCGCGAAGCAGTGAACGCTGCAGCAACCCTTCTGGACTGCCTCCGCCGTGCGCAGGTGCCAACGCTGGTAGCGACTTTTGATGACTTCTACAGTGTCGTAAAGGATTGGAATGAAAGCCCCATAGCGGGTGCTGCAAGCCTGAGCCGAGTGAAAGACGGTGGAAGCACTGAGGACTTTGCAAGCCTGCGATGGATGCACGATCAACTGCAGGTGCGCAGCGAACAACGCAAGATTGTGTTCGTACTGACTGACGGTTGCGGGGACTTCCAGTCCACCTACGAACAGACCCTGTCGGGCGAGCGTCTGGGAATCACGACTATCGCTATCGGCCTGAACACTGATGTATCGCATGCATACAACAAGTCTGTGCGGGTCGCCAATGCCGCTCAACTGGGCGAGGTATCGTTTAAACAAATCAAGCTTGCACTCTAAGGGGACCAACATGACACCAAAACCATTCACCGCTGCAGACCTGACGGTCTGCGCACAACTGATGCAGGCACTGCGTGACAGCATGCCGCACTTGATCCCTGCAGGCATGGAGCCTGTCTTAACCACAATCGATCAAGAGGATGACGGCATCCAGATCGGGGAGTTTCACATTCAATCGGTGGAGATGGAGCGCAACAGCATTCTGGGCGGAACCATGCAGGGATACCAGTTGACTGTGATGGTTGTCAGCATGGGCGGCATGTGGGAGCCTGACGATGTTGACTTCAAAGTCCTGTCGGAGGATGTTCACTACACCAAGTGCATCAAACATATTGCACTGGCCTTGCAGGAACAGTTGATTGACATGATCACAGATAACGTCTTACGTTTAAACGAAGGCACCATGCAAGAGGCACTGTGATGGACTACGCACTGGCACTAACATTGATTCTGGCAGTGCCATACGTTTTGGCACTAATCGTTTTTTATTTGATGGAGATGGACATGGAGAAGCACAAAGCAGCACTGCGACTCTGCAGCAAATGCGAACAGAAGCGGGTGCCGGAAGGCGGCATTGATATGGGTCGCGGACGCTGGTACTGCGCAGGGTGCTATCGCAATTACTTCGGGAGGAAATGATGCGGTACTTGGACTACGAACCCTTCGGCAAAGAATTTGTGGTGCATGGTGGCACTACAAGTCTGAGTGTCTATAGCCGACCATATCGGGTGCGTGAGGTGCGCAATGGACGCACCGTCACCCATCGGGGTCACAACCCTTCGGACTGCATTGCCCTGATGCAAAAGATCGACGGCCCCTTCACGGTGCCGCTGGGTGTGAAGCGTCACCTGAATCGTTTTCTGGGAGTTTAAACATGAGCCAACTTAGCAAGGCATTTCTGTACAGCATGGTGCAAGCTATGTACAAATATGAGGCAGGCTGCACTGCCCAGCCTCACCTGCTGACAGATGAAGAAATGATGGATTTTTACCGTGCCTACATGGGCCGATAGGGGAACAACATGACGGACATAATGAACGGACTTACACCTGACCAATACGTTGACCGGATCGCGGCTGCATTCGGCTGTGTGCATGGCAAACCCTGCAGCGACCGCATCGGCTATGTCTATCTGACATGGGACGGCATCCGCAGCACAGTGGCTTTCACTGATCCAGTGAAGAAGATTCCCAAATTGTTTGGGTGTGAGCATGAGGCGTTGGACGCTGCAGTGGAATTCCTGTGCAAGGCTGCAATGATCTTAGAGGTCGCGCACCTGACGGGTGCCACCAAGCGAACCCTGCCCCCTCCCGAGGCGTTTGAATACGTCTACGCTGATGCGGTATTGGAAGCTGAGATTAGCGACCTGAGTGGTGCCCACACAATACTTGCGCAGGTGATGAAATGATCTGGTACGCATCCAACAAAGGCGAGGCTGCATCGGTATGGATGCACACTGAACAAGGCGAAGTGATGATTGCCGACTGTCATTCCAAGGTTCTGACCACTGAAGCCCAGCGTTTAAACGCAAAGCTTATGGCGGCATCGCCCGAGATGATGGACGCACTCAGGGATTTGGCGAAGTACATCCCTGACGCTCACATCGCATTGCGTGACATCCAACGTCGATACGGGTTGTGATTGAGGTAGTCCAATGTTTGCACCATCCAGACCCTAAGTACCTGAACGCTATCCATGCCAAAGCTTTCACCATCATTGTTCACACCCCGCCCAAGCGGGGCGCTTACATCCGGTGGGATGGTGGCAAATTCTGCGTGTTTAAACAGGATGTTCGATCCAGTAGGCACGGGACGATATGGGAAGCCTGCTCCCGAGTAAGACAAGCTTCCATGCCGTTCAAATGATTAAGCCCCTCGCGGGGCTTTTTCTTTTGTCAGAACGCATCCAACGATTCGGAGTATGTCCCTGCCGTTTTGTTGAATAGCAGGGTGGTCTCGCCCTGAGTCCCGATCCAGCGGTGCCTGCACTTCCAGACTGCCACTTCTACGACGGCACCCTCGCCCCTGTGGATGGTGATGCCGCAATCCGCCTTGGCCCACCATGCCATTGATCCGCTGATGGACATGCCGTCGGGTCGGGGTTGTTCGGTGCCGGAACGATTTACCTTAGCAGGGTGAGCCACAAACCAGACATGGATGTCGTGAGTCTTGATGAACCGCTGCACCTTGGACAGCATGGCGCTGATGGCTTCGGTCTCAGTGCCACTGCGATCCATCTCAATGAAGTTGTAGGGGTCGATCACAAGACCCCGTACACCCATGCGTTTGATTGCCGTCTTAGTTCGGGACAGGATGGAGTCCAATGTGGAAGGCTCATCACCGTTGGTATCAATGAAAATGAAATGATCGTTGACCCATTTAAACGCAGCATCCCGCTCACTGTCATCCATTCGATCACGCCCGTCGCGGAACCGCTTGTGCGTGTACAACTCCATTAGACGGGTGATGTGGACTTCGGGTTGATTCTCAAAGCTGCAGACCGCAAACTTCCAGTCACATGACCGTGCCAGATTGACCATCACCTGATCCACAAAGTTGGACTTGCCACTGCTGGGATACCCTGTGACCACTGACAACTGTGCAGGGGCAATGGTGTAGATGTCATCAATGCAGGAGTAGCCTGTGCTGTAACCCTTGCCGGAACCCTGCGTATAGAGTTCGGTGATGCGATCCGCATAGGCGGACGCATTGGACAGTCCTGCGATTGGGTATGCCACTGCAGCATTGAGGATGTCATTCAATACCCGTGCAGGGTCGTAATTGTCATTAGCCCGTGCAGGGTCGTTCAGGAAGACTTCATTTAAATCCTTGGCTGTGAACTTGGCAAGTCTGCATTTCTCTTTACCGATGCGACGGGACAACTCCTCTGCAAGGGCTTGTCCGGGTTCGTCCTGATCTGTGGCGAGGATCACATAAGGTGCAGACTCCAAGACATCGTTGGCGTTCCAGACATAGCTGAACCGCTTGTCTTCACTGGGTGCAACCTTGCCATCCGCCACCTTCAGAGGCGCCCCAGAGGGCACCGATACCACATTTGTGATACCTGCCTCAACCAGTGTCAGGTAGTCAATCTCACCTTCCACAATGATGATGGGTTCACCCTTGACCAAACGGTCAACTCCGAAGAAATCATGGGCACCACCCTGCTCTTGTGTAAACGCTTTGTCTGGAAAACTCCGGTACTTCACCGCTACAAGAGCGCCGTCCCTGTAGTAGGGAAAGCCGATGGCATCTTCTTCTCTGCTGAGTTTGGGGAAGAATTTACGGGCCGCAAACAACTTCATGGAGTCTGCGGTTTTCTGCGTGATTCCACGGGACAGGAGGTAGTCGTAGTGGGTTTGGGTGAGTGGTGTTTCCGTGATCTTGGGATCGGGAACAATGGTGACTGGTACTGCGCTCATTCTCTTTTCCTTGTGTATGTAGTTCGTTCGCGGTTGTACTGACCCAACAGCACTGCAGTGATGGCAGTGATACACCACCGCCCCGTCAGGGCGGCGTGTCAGGGTCATGTCTTTCTGTGTGGATTTCTTGCGTTCATTGGAACAAAAGGGGCAAGCCACCCTCGTAGTTTCACCAAAGTGAAACTGTTCAATGAATGCTGGATTCACTTCATGCTGCCGTCAGGGTTGCGTTTAAAGCTGCGGTTCTTGGAAGGGGATTCCAACCTGATACCAGTTGCATTGCTGCCACCCTTGGACAAAGCTTTGACATGCGCCACATCTTTGCCTTTACGGTTGACGCCTTGCGCGTCAAGCTTTCGTCTCGCTCGTTGTCGCTCCATCCGGTCTTCATGTTCTCCACGGGCAACTTGTGTTTTGTACTCTTGTTTCCAGTTTCGGGTCGCCATTGAATCACTCCGGTATTTGTTGAAAGCGTTTGATGTTGAGGAGAACACAAGGTTCTACATCCTGCCAATCACTGCGGTCAGTGCGTCCACCAAGGGTCACACCATCGTGCAGGAATTCGTCCTTGAAGGACGAATAATACAGACCACCATTGGTCTGCACAACCAGAACAAACGGGGTTTTTGTCACCTGCGATAAGGACTTTGCCGCCAGCCATTTGTCCACACTCAGCAGGTAGCCGCCGAACTGTTGAATCTGCTGCATGGAGTAGTTGCGCACCTTGATTTCACAAAATGCCACCACCCTGTTCTTGCGTGTAAACGCATAGTCCAAGCAGTATTTGATTGGCAACTTGTGTGCATTGGCTTGCCACACTTGCTGCAATGAAAGTACCACCTGTGCTTCTCTGTTCAAGTCTTCCTGTGTTTCGTATTTAGGTCTCACTGTTACTCCTTATTTGCCCATCTCTTCCTTCCAGATGATCCTCATATATTTGAGGATTCGATCTGCTGATCCGCTGCCGAACTTCTTTTCAGAAACCTGCAGTGCCTTTGCCAACCACGCCTTGTCCGTGAAGCTGTGGGCCAGTGTTCTGGCCTCTGCGTATTCCAATATGTACCGGTCACCTTGATCCTCCGGTGTCGGCTTCTTCAGTTCAAACAAATACCGTCTTACCATCCTGTCCCCTTCGGCCCCGCTAGGGCCGATGTAGCTATATGTCACCCAAAGACCCCCCTACCCATGACAGGTATGAGGGTCAGAGGGGTCACCGCCTTACGGCATCTGCATGGTAGTTACCTACCCCCTAGGCTTGCAGATTCGACCAGCCCCACGGATTGTTACGGAGTTGCACCGGCCCAGTGTGGGCTTACCGTGTATCACCTTTTCTTCCACGCACCCGATGCAGGGTCTTGCTAACGTGTGGAGTACGGTGCAGTCGTAGAAATGAAAAAAGCCGCTAACAACTACGCTCTGGTCGTGTTCCTCCGAGAATCCCCAGAGGACAGAACGTATGTGTTAACGGCTTCAACTTCATCGCACACGACTGCGACAGGAGAAATATTACACCAAGTTGTGCGCCTTTGCGCACAAGTCACAAAAAAAAGCCACTGGTGGTACCAGCACCAATGGCAATTTCTTAACTTAGCATCTTGATTCTGTCACATGCAAAACACCATTGCAATCAAGTCATAGTGATTTGGTAGGGTATACAAGTACACCCCATTCAAATGAGGCATGGACAGAGGCAGAGGGCGCAATAGATTGGCAGGTAGCACACCATCCGGTGACTGGCCTGCCCGCCCGATTTAACGGGGACTTGTTGATGGCGACCGAGAACCCCCAGTCCTACGGATTGAGAGGCAGGTAGTTACTCCCGCCCAACGTACCGCTTAACCATCAAGCCTGCAGACTGCCCCCGCTTATGACGGCACCACTTTACTGGTACGGGGTGTGGCTTCGCCAATCTGCAGACTTCATGGAAGCGTAGCAAGTGTAGCTGTAGCAAACGGCAGAAAAATCAAGGATCGAAATGTGTTCATTTCCATCCTGAAAATTAACACATCACTAACTGCGTTTAAACGTTACTTGCCGGGTACTTGTTCCACAGCTTTAATATAATCTCGCTGTGCGAGATTATATTACCCCGTGAAACATTGTCAAGCGCCTAGTTTAAATTCCATGCTTTTGCGTTTAAACAACCTGTCCTTGGAAGGCCACGCCGTTACGCCCTCATTTTTTGACCTTAACGGGTCAGCGTTTACACAGGTGGCTCATCTGGTGAGCCTAGTGCCCCGTAATGCACCGTAGTGATCCGTGTTGATCCTTGTTGAGGTACAATGAGACCACTTCTCCTTGAAGTTGTTCGTCTCCCTGTCAGCACTGCGGTGCTGTTCAAGCCTCCTCACAAAGGAGGCTTTTTTTTGCTTGGGGCTACCTCGGGTATGGACTCAATCAAAATAACGCTCCTAGGGTTCTCCCGATCAAGTCCCCAGTAGGTATGTCGCTCCTTCACTTGCCTGTCATTCTCATAGGCAAGCCCCTGCATCAAGTCCAGAATCAGACTCTCGTCCAAGTCAGGACGGCGGGATGCATAGTAGATATGCAGCGTCACCCGCAGATCACCTGTCATCAGTTCCGATGGCTCGCCCCACTGATCCCTGAACATGTCGCTATAAGACAACGCCTTGGCTGACTTGATTAGTCTGGAGGTGTTGCCAAAACGCACCACCCTGCGGGAATTTGCCTTGGATGCAGGTTCTCCGAAAATTATTTTTGATATTGCTTGCATGAGATTAAAAATAGTACTATCATTCGTCCCATCAACAACAAAGACAGGACAGACGGATGAAAATCACCAACCGCACGGGGTTGCCCCCGCCATTGGTCGCTATGCTGACCAAGGAATACTACTCCAAGGGCGACTCGGAGTACAGCGCAACAGGCTTGATTGAGCCTCCACGCATCAAACTGTTAAGAGAACGTTACAAAGATCAGATTGAGTCCGATGTAGTGGACATGATGTGGTCGTTCCTTGGCACGGCATTGCATGCCCGTCTGGAAGAGTTGGACTTGGAGGCTCTGGGCCTGACCTCCTATATCAAGGAAGAGCGTCTGTTCGCAGAGGTGAATGGCATCCGCATCAGCGGTGCCATTGATCTGCAGGAGAAAGCACCTGTGGGGATCATCATCTCTGACTACAAGTACACCAGTGCGTACAGCGTCATCTATGGCAAAGAGGAGTGGGTTGCTCAACTCAACATCTACAAGTGGTTCGTGGAGAAGGTAAAGGGTGAGCGTGTTGTGGCTCTGCGCATCTGTGCATTCCTGCGTGATCACAGTAAGCATGATGCCCGTGGCAACTACCCTGCAGAACCAATCGTGGAGATCGATCTGCCGGTGTGGAGTTTTGAGAAGGCTGATGCCTATGTCAAAGAGCGTTTAAACCTTCACCTTGAAGCAGCTATGGCAGATGCAACAGGCGGTGCCCTGCCGCCTTGCACAGATGCAGAACGCTGGATGACAGAGGAAGTGTTTGCAGTGAAGCGTGAAGGCCGCAAGACAGCCATCAAGCTTTACAACAGTATGGAAGAGGCCACCGCCAGAGCGGTGGAAGAGAAGGGTTATGTAGAGACCCGCAAAGGTACACCCCGCAGGTGTGAAGGTAACTACTGCAAGGTTGCGCAGTGGTGTGATCAATATCAATCAGAGAAAAGGGAAGAGCTATGAGCGAACAGAAGCAGATGAGTGCCATTGACTTACTCAGTGTAAACGTCAGTGGACACACGGAGAAGAAGAATGGCCTGACATATTTGTCTTGGGCTTGGGCTTGGGATCAGGTGCTTCGTGCCGACAAGGATGCCAACTTCAACGTGGAGTTGTTTGGCGATACGCCACTGATGCGTATCGGTGACAGCTACATGGTGTGGGTCAGTGTCATTGTGTTTGGCAAGAAGATCACCTGCATGCTGCCGGTGCTGGATCACCGCAACAAACCGATTGCCAACCCTGATTCGTTCCATGTGAACACCAGCATCATGCGCTGCCTCACCAAGGCCATCGCTATGCATGGTTTGGGGCTTTATATCTATGCAGGTGAGGACTTGCCTATGGTGAGTCCTGAAGAGGCTGAAAAGGCTGCACAGGAGAACCGCGCACACGCAATGATTTTCACTGCAAAGATTTCGGCAGAAGCCTCGGAGCAGATTGATGTGGACGGCTTGAATGCTTTGTTCAAGAAGCACGGAGCCAGCCTCCAACAGTTGAAAGCTGACCATCCCGACTTGCATGCACAGTTGGTCACTGTTTACACAGCATGCAAAGCAGACTTAACCAAGGAGTAAGACATGGCTTTTGATAAACCGTATGAAGAGAAGCCCGACTCGGGCGCGTTGCATGCAACTGCATCCAAGCAAAAGGAGACATCTCCTGACTACTTCGGATCGCTGACCATCAACCTGAAGGACAAGACGGCGATTACTGCCAACCCCGATGGCAGCATTAGCTTGAAGCTGTCTGGCTGGAAGAAGAAGAACAAGGCGGGCAAGGTGTACCTGTCCCTGTCTGTGAGCCGCTTCGTGCCCAAAGAACAAGGCAGTCGCCCTGCGCCTGCTCCTGACTTTGGTGATGATTCCAGCGACATCCCGTTCTGATATGGCAATGCAGTTTGAAGCCCGTAAGGTGGCTTTAAAGCAGGACAAGACAGGGTACATCCTGACCTTGTCACTGCACCCCGACGAGATTCCAGCCGAACTGCTGCGTGACTTCGTTGGGGCACGGTATGCCTGTGCGGTGGTACGCATTGAGGATGATGAATCCCCAACGCAGTACTCCAACAGGGTGTCGATTGCAGGGATGCTGTGCAGGGATGCAGGCTTCCAGCGGTACGTTGCAGAGTTGATGGAGAAGCCATTTGCCACAGAGGCACAGGCTGCTCAGTATGTCTGCCACTTCTGCGGAATTGAGTCCCGCACAGAACTGAACGGCAACATGGATGCGCAGGTGCATTTCGATGCCATGCGTCAACAGTTTAAACAATGGAGTGAAGATGGCGACCAAAACGACCCGTTCTAAGGTGACGCCATTCCTTGTGTACATGGACAACGCAGAGCATCTGGCACTCAAGAAGTTTGCCAGACAGAACCGGTTGGCTATGACGCAGGTAGTGCGTCAGGGGGTGAAGATTCGTCTGTCTGATAACGACTACACCAAGGGGTTCAATGCAGGCGTTCAAGCCTGCATCAACACAGTGCAAGGCATGCAGGTTGCACAGATGAAGTTCCCCAGCGGTCAGTCGTTCTCTGAGTTGATTGCAGATGAACTGTCCAACAACATCATCAAGGTGCCTACATGAAACCGCTGAGTGGTGATCGCAACCAGTGTGCTGGTTGCAAGAAATATTTCAACAGCACTGCGGCGTTTGATAAGCACCGCACGGGCCAGTTTGGAGTTGACCGCAGATGCAAGACAACAGAGGAAATGATTGCAGATGGCATGAGCCAGCGCAGTGATGACTTCTGGGTAGGAACCAAGATGCCAGTACTTTTACAGGAGAAGTATCGTGAAAAGAATCAAGCAACTGATCCGGCACAGCCGTGAGTTGTACAACAGTGATCTTGTGCCACAGCGTTTAAACAAACGTAATCAACGGGCATGGGTAAGGAGCATTCTGTGGCTTGGAGAAAAATGGCTGTTGCATCCCTCAAATTCTGTTACACGGCAGTGAAGAAGCTGTTGCTCTTTAGCTTCCTCTTCATTGTGGGGTGATCATGGATAAGGTGATGGGGTTCATTTTGAACCTGCTGGCAGGTGTAGGGATGGTCACTGCGTACATCCTGTATGTGGTGTTCTTTTATTCATAGGAGGTGATGTGACAGGTGCAGACAATGTTCAGGTGGGTGGCACCCACTACAAAGACATGCCGATGCAACCGTGGGAGGTCATGGAAACCATCATGACCCGCGAAGAGTTTGTGGGTTTTTTGAAAGGCAATGTACTCAAGTACAGCATGAGAGCAGGCCAGAAGCTTGGCGCTTCTGACGATGCAGAAAAGGCGCGGCATTACCAGCAGAAACTGCGTGAAGTGTTGATGCACAACCCATTTGTAAGAGACGTTTAAACAAGGAGATTGGAATGAGTAGTTACGCAGAAGTGGAGATGCTGATCGTGCAATGGGCAGAAGCCCGTGGCATTGTTCAGAACGGGAAACACATTGGACAGTCCCGCAAGACTTTGGAAGAAGCTGGTGAATTGATAGAAGCCATTGGCAATCTTGATGGTTTAAACACCTTGATCAACTACTACCCAGAGCTTGCCATTCGCCCAGAGTTCAAAGAGCTTCTGGAGAGAACAAAGAAAGCTGTGCGCGATGCCATTGGCGACATTGGTGTCACGCTGATTGTTGGCTGCGCTGTGGCAGACATGAACCTTGTTGACTGCCTGTACGAAGCCTATGACGAAATCAAAGACCGTAAAGGTTACCTCCGTGCAGACGGAGTATTTGTGAAGGAGCAATGATGGCCCACTTTGTTATTTTTGCCTGCTTTGCTGCATGGCTGACCCATGTGTTTACATGCTTTGCGCAGGGTCTGTGGGGCTTCCTGATTGCTGGCGCAATCATGTTCCCTGTGGGTATTCTGCATGGTCTGTATCTGTGGTTCACATGATGATTCCACCGCTGCCTAAGCCGGACAAAGATTTGCGCTACGGAGCGATTGCCATGCAGAAGTATGGAGAGAAATGTGCTGCAGCCGCTAAGGCAGATGCTCAACAAGACTTGGACGCTGTGCATAAACACATCTCCAGATTGTTGGCTGCAATGGTATCCAGTTGCGGAGGTAAGGCCATCCTGACCCCCGCAGATGTGATTGCCATCGAAGGGCAGACCCTGACGATGGTTGAGGATTTTGAGACTGACAACATTGTTTTTACGTTACACAAGGAGAAATGACATGAACACACCAGACATGTTTACACACAAGATGCCACTGAACCACCGTGTCTTCAAAGCAGTGAAAGACTTTCACAACGGTTACACACGGGAGGAGTTGACCAAAGAACTTGCCAAGGAAGGCTACAAGGCCAAGTCTGTTGGCCCCACCCTCTCCATGCTGGAGACTGCTGGACTGTTGGCGCGAAATGGTACTTTGTACTTCGCCACCAAAGATCACTACATAACCATCACCAAGGACATGCTGGATGCTGGTCGCACTCTCAAAGCGGAGAGCAAACTCCAGAACAAACGCCGTACACATGCGGCCCTTGCAGCACCCAAGACTTCAGTGGCAAGTGTGCTGAATGGTTTAAACGTTCAAGAGGCACATGAGTTGTACCTGAAGCTGCGTGAGATGTTTCACAAGGATTGATGATGGTCTCAGATGAACCGCGCACCATTCGCATGAGCGAAACAGAGTGGGGAGTCTTTGAGTTGATTGGCGGAGTCCAGTGGCTAAAGAGCAGGCTCCGTCATATGCACAAAGCAGGGTACGCCAAGCGGCAACGCAACAACCGCATCAGAAAAGACCATGAAGAAGGTTTAAACATTGCAGTGCTGGCAGAGAAGTACCAACTGGACAAAACAACAATCTGGAGAATCCTGAAATGATTGACGATGACAACTGGATTGAGGACATGGCGGCTCTTGGATTGGCTGTGATCTTTATAGTGATTGGAACTGCGGCAGGTGGACTGCTTTATTGGGTGCTGACATGAGCCGCGCTACTGAACTTGCTGAATGGCTAGAAACATCAAACAGCAGTGTAGATGTGGATGCGGCAAACCTCTTGCGCCAGCAAGAAGCTGTGTTACGGCAGTGTGTGGAGGCTTTGACTCGCAGCAAGCCTTTTGTTGAGGGCAAGGAATGGGAGTGTGAAGCGCGGTACGACATTACCAAAGATGGTGGTCACTACGAAGCCTATGCAACAGCAAGAGACATTCGTGCGCAATGTGAAGACGCACTGGCAGCGGCAAAGGAGGTGCTGAGTGACTGACCTTGAAATCTCCAAAGCCTTGGCTCTGGCTATTGGATGGCGTGAGTTTGATCTTGCTGTGTCCGAAGCAGGAAGACTGTTTGCATACCGCCACGGCTGGCACAAGTTCGACTACCGTGATTGGAACGTCATTGGCCCGATAGCTGAACGATACAGTGTGTTTCCTCAGTCTCGTTCAACAGGTAACTTCAAGAAAGCCAAAGCACAAGGCTATACAGATGTTGAGTCTTGGGAGGTTTTCTACTACGACTACAACTCCAGTGGATATATGTCTGGCAACTGGAAACATGTAGTTGATAAATGTCCCAAGCGTTGTATTGCAATGGCAGTGATTGGAGCGAAGAAATGAAGCTGCCTGAACCTGCGCTCTATGTCAGCTATGACGGCGGCTGGATGGGTGAAGCGTCTGACAACGCCGAAAACATCACTGAGCATTTGACTTCCGTTTACACAGAAGCCCAGATGCGGGAGATGTATCAACAAGGTGTTACTGACGCAGCCAACCGCGCACAGATAGCCATGCTTGGCATTCCATACCACTGGACGAAGCGGGTTGTTGCGGCGATATACGCATTGAAGGAGAAAACATGACACCGACAAATGAACTGCGCTTTGTTGAGCGCGAGATTAAATACAACGAACCTGCGATGGGTGGTGATTACGTTATCTCAGGAGTTCGTGTCATCAAAGTCTTGCAGCAGAAGGTTATCAACGATCTGAATCGCTACGAATGGCGCGATGTGCCTGTTGTGAAGGAGCAAGAAAATGAGCATTGAAATCATTGTGTGTTTTGGGCTTTTGTCGATAGTGCTTCTCGGTGCAATCAACTACTTCCACTACTGGTTGAAAAGTCTTGAGCGCAGGTTTGAACGGTATCAGGAAAGCCAGCACACAAACCACCGGATGTACAGGGATGACCACTTTGAATTACAGGCAAAGCACGACCGTCTGGTGGAAGCGTTGGGGATGATCGAATCCAAGCCGACACCGAAACAGTATGTGAAGAAAGGGAATGTATGACTGACATTGAAAAAGAAATCATGCGCCAGATACATGAGATGGACAAAGAGATCAAGACATTACGCGAACGTGTGGCTGTGCTGGAGTCGAAGCACCATCACGGCAATGGGGTTCCGCAGCACCCGATGTATCTGGAGCCGCCATTCAAAGTTACTTGCGGGGTGAAGAAATGACTGACCTGAACAAAGCCCGTGAAGTAGCACAGCGGCTAGGCGATTGGAGCGATATGGCAACGCCGACAGAAGCAGCAAACACCATCGACAGCCTTGTGGCAGAAGTCGAGCGCAAAGAAGCGGAGAACTTTGCATGGCGCACCAAGCTAGGCATCAAAGGCTATGAAGTGGAGATTGCCGACCTAAAAGGCGCACTCAAAACAGCACAGGCAGAAGTCGAGCGACTCAAGGAATACCAAGCACGGCACTACGTTGCCATAACTGAGCGTGACAAAGCACAGGCAGAAGTCGAGCGACTGACCAAGGTGGATGTGGAGCCGCTTGGCTGGATGAATGCGGGTGCTGTAAAGGACTTGGAAGATGGCACAGACACGTATAGCTATGTCTATAAAAAACACTCCGCATCAACATCAGTTGCTGTTTACAAAGCCTCCGCACTCGCAGCAGAACAAGCCAAGGTGCGGGAGTTGGTTGACTGCATAGAGGACTTGCTTGATGCCGTTCCACCACTGTGGGAGTGTGCTGAACGTGCCGTTGATCTGCTTGAAAGAATAGGAGAACAGAAATGACTGACACAAACAAGGTGGATGTGGGGCCGTTCAGCGATGAGCCGGTAATGTACGGAACACCTTGGGGCGATCTTGTACCAGCCTCCGCACTCGCGGCACTACGCCAAGAAATCATTGCCAAGAACGCACCAGAGATAGAGAAGGTAAATGCGCACATCAAACAAGTTGAGGCAGAGCGCTACACCCTACGCACCCAACTAGCTGAAGCACAGGCAGAAGCCGAGATGTGGAAAGCCACTGCCAAAGCTACCGTGTGTATGCATTGTGATGCTGAGAACAAGCGGTTGCAAACACAACTAACTGAAGCACAGGCAAAACTGGAGGACACCACATCTGAATACAACCGCTGCGTTGAGGATGTTCATGCTGCAAGGGCAGAAGCACTTGAGTACCAGCAAGCCGCTGACAAGATGGCTATGGATCACAAGATTGAGCGGGATGGATTACGCACGCAACTGCAAGCAGAACAAGCCAAGGTGCGGGAATTGGTGGAGCCGGTGGCGTGGATGGTTCACCCGTTTGATTACGGTATAGGGCATGAAGGTGTCTATGCACTGACCACACGCACTGAACAGGTAATGCTCTGGAAGCATAAAGGGTGGGATGTTCAGCCACTCTACCCCGCCTCCGCAATCGCAGCACTACAGACAGAGAATGAGAAGCTGAAGGAAGGCCTCGACAAGCGTTGGTACAAGATGGACTTTGATGCAGTCAAGGCGACCACCGACAGGATAGTTGCTGAACGCGACACCCTACGCACCCAACTCGCTGAAGCACAGGCAGAACTTGCTGAATGGCAGCACACAAACAGGATTGATGCGCTCTACCGTCAGTTGGAAGCTGCACAGGCAGATGCTGCGCGGTATCGGTGGCTGCGTGACATGGATGAGCAACCTGTGTATTCACTGGCGGCAATATTCACCGACTGCCAAGGTAGCGCGGAAAGCATATCGCAAAGGATTGATTACGCAGTAGACACATTGATGAGGATGCCGAAATGAAACCGTTGACAGATGAAGAAATCAAAGAAGTGAGCGAAGTCGTGTGGGGTCCAGAACTGGACGTACCCGCTACTACCGCCGAGATTGCATTTGCCCGAGCAATCGAAGCCGCAGTGAATGCGAAGTGGGAAGCAGAGAACAAGCGTCTGCGGGAGGCGTTGGAGAACGCTGCTGACGATCTTGAACATTGGGGTGCGTATGCATCTGACTACTTCAAGAAGAAGTGGAATCTGCAAGGCGACATTGACGCTGCCCGTGCTGCACTGAAAGGGGATGTATGAGTTTTCTATTTCAATCCAGAGCCGCCGTACTACAAGCGGAAGCACAGCAAGCTCTTGTCGAAAAGATGATTGAGCTTGAGCAGGTGAAGCTAAAAGCCCTTGAGCTTGAGATGGATGTCAAGCACATGAAGATCATGGCTGATGAACGTCACGCGCTGAAGGAACATAACCAGCGTTTGCGTGAGGCGTTGGAGCCATTTGTTACAACTAATTCGTCAGAAGAATTTGTGCAACTGTCCGTGCGCTCAAGCGACATTGACGCTGCAAGAGCAGCACTGAAAGGGGATGTATGACTTTAGGACTATCGCCCCTAACAGGGGACGTTTACTCAGGCACCGTCAAGGGTGATATGTGGGTAGGCAAGAAAACAAACGTAACAAGCGACTTCCTTCGTTGCGTACTTGAGAAAGCCAAGCATCACGGCGGAGAGTTTGAGATTCGCGGCGGTGGAAAGTTGTTTACCGTGACCGTGGTGGAAGAAGCACTGAAAGGGGATGTATGAAACTGACTGATGAAGAAATTGACGCTATCAGCGATGAATATTCCGGCGACAAAAATGATTTGAGATATTTCGCCAGAGCAATCGAAGCCGCAGTGAACGCTAAGTGGGAGGCACTGCAATGGCAACCTATTGAGACTGCGCCGATGGATGGGGCCGCAATCATCTTGTGCCGCGATGATCGGGTCACATGCGGCCACTGGGAGTCAGAGAGGTTGCTTACGGATGCTGAATACCACAGCTCGACCGGAGAATATTTGGGGCAGTTCGAGACGGGCGAGGTTGTCGAAGCGTGGTGGTATTCGGAAGACGGCGGGTTTTCTACCGAAGCTCCACCTACCCACTGGATGCCGTTGCCACAATCGCCAAAGGAGTCCGCATGAAAGTACTGATTGACCGCGCCTTGCTGGAGAGGGTGCTTGCTGTATTTGCAGCGATACCAGAGAACATCGAAGGCTACATGCCGGATGGCACTGATGTTGTTGTGTGTGACCTGCGCGAGGCACTGCAAGCAAAGCCGGTGAAGTTTACGCAATTCGGGAATAGCGAAGATGTAAGGAAAGCAAAGCCGGTGGAGCGCAAGCAGATGAAATGCATCTACTGCGATGAGCCGACAAACTTTGACCATACCTGTCCCATCAGCAGGAAACCGGCGTTTACATTCATCGACCCAGTGGCAGAGATGGACAAGACAAGCGCCAACCTCGACACGTTCCAGCACGTTCACTTCAGCGACCCCGGCAAGGGGCTGTGCATCACCTCATCTGACATGGTGAAGTGGTTGATTACAAACAGGTCTGGTGACTACTTTAAACGCAACGATGACATAGAAGGCCACCCTGTATGACTGACTACCAAGCAGGAACAGAGGGTGGTGAGTACCTGTACCCCCGTGCCGGTGACCCTGAACCCCGCAAGGGGGCCAAGGTACAACTGCTGACTATTGGAGGCATCCACACTACCGGCCCTTGGGATGCAGAAAACAATCTTGGCTGGCTTCCGCTTCCAAAGCGGAGCCGGATCAAGGAAGACTTGATAAAGGCAAAACATGAACGGATTTGAGATACCCAAGCACTCCATCTTCTGGAAGCCTGACAACTCCAAGAAGACGGGAGTATCCAAGTACACACAGAACTTCCCGCCATTGAAGCTTCCGGGCAGTCACGGTGAGCCACATGAGCGTTTAAACAAAGACATTGAAAGGAAGAAGAATGGATCGTGAACTCATTGCGGAAACCAACCCTGAACTAATCCTGTTGGAGCCTGCATCTATGGATGAGGCCATCCTTGGGATCGGCTCCAATGCAGCCACCGGAGATGAGTCTGTGGTGTATTCTGTGAAGAAGCTGCGCGAGGTGTTTATGCGTCATGGAATGACGCATGATGAGGCTCAGGAACACATTGAGTACAACATCTTGTCCACCTACATGGGTGACCACACACCCACTTTTTTAACTGTCGAATGGGGTGACTAATGGGACTGAAGAAAGAACTGAAACAACTGCGAGAGATGGCTCTGGATGCGCTGGAAGAGCTGGGTCGCATGGAGCCGGAGAAGCAACTTCATTTTATGAAGATGCTGGTGGATGCGATGGACTGCTACCATGCACATGGGCCAACCGGCGTCATGGTGACAGCCAAGAACCATGAGATTTGGATTTACTCACTCAACAGTGATCCAACGGAGTTGCTGCGTTTAACCTCAGAAGCGGCCCGCATCCTGCAGACCAACTACCAAGCACCGCCAAGCGAGTTGATGAATTGAACTACCGCAGCCGCAAGCTGTTAGATGCTGCACGGGATGCTCCGTGCATGCATTGTGGTTTAAACGACTCCACAACTGTTGCAGCCCACAGCAATCAGCAGCGTGACGGTAAAGGCATGGGCATCAAGGCCCATGACTACCGCATAGCGTTCCTCTGTCACACCTGCCACGCAGCCATTGACCAAGGCTCTGGCTCGCGTGAGGAGAAAAAGCAAATATGGGAAGAGGCCCACCGCAAGACGGTGGGCTGGTTGTTTGAGACTGGGAAGATCAGTCCGACCTAGCCATCTTGGCAACCGCCTTGATGTTGTTGGTCAGTTCATTCTGCTGCTTGGTAATCTCCAACAGCATGTCTCGCTTCTGCTCTCCGCTCATGTCACTGGCCCTGATCAGGGTGGCACGGTCACTCAAGCTCTTCATGGTCTGGTTTAAACTGGACATGTAGGAGCGGATGGCATACAGCTTCTGGTTCTTTTCCCAATACTGCCCAAGCTCTTCACCGCCTTGGCCCTTGAGCAGGTTGACAGTTCTCACCACCTCATCCACTTCATCCTTGAGTCTGTAATACGCAGAGATGGTTCCCCGGGCCTCTGGGTCTGCAAGGAAGCGTTTCAACACTGGGGTCTGCTCAAACCGTTTGTCTGGCTTGGGGATGTCCGAATACTCATTGATCATGGCATCGAACAGATCGGACACATACATGCCCATTGTTCCTGTGTAGCCCTTGTATGCATGCTCCAGCTTAATGGGGGACATGCCCAACTCTTTACCCAGTTGCTGCGCCCACAGTGCAGTGTTTCCTGTGGCTTGGTACTCTGGAGCAATGTCCTTCATGGCGCCGCTGACAACCTCTCTGCCTGTAAACGCAGAGTAGTTCACCACATTCTCTGCGATTGGAAGTACCGCCTGCGGTACAGGGTTGATAGCCAAGGTGCCCATGACAGCACGGCGACCAGCCAGCATCAGATCATCGGCTGTGTCATTGCCAAAGGCGTACCGGTAGATGCGCTCCGGCAGTGTTTTAAACAGCAGACCCACTTCAAACGGGATCGGTATCTTCACCGGGGTTTCCATGCCGGGGACATGCACAATCCAGTTGTTGTCGCGTGTCTCTTCTTCTTGACGCTCATAGTCATCGTCACCAGCCATTTGAGCGGCATACATGACGCTCAACGACATCAGCATCAGACCACGCACCATGAATGACTTGCATATACGCTTCTCATACTCCGTTGCATCCTTGGCATAGAGCGGACGGATGCCGGAGCGGAAGAAGATGTCTAAGCCCTGCATACGGGCATTCAGGAAGGGGATAGCTGCTGTGGCAATCCGAACCAAGGCAGAACTACCCTTGCGTCCGAAGTTCATCACCTCCATTGAGCGGAAGATGGCTTCTGCCTCATTGCCGGTGCGCTTCAGGGTATCTTCGTACACAGCCATGCGGGTAGCGGCATCAGACGCTTCTGTGGCCTGCTCCAACTGATCCCACAGACCCCATGCGTAGTCACCCTTGGTCTTCTGTCCACCTTTGCGGCGCAGTGCATCACCAAAGGCTTTGCCACTTTGCTCAATGCCCTTGGACATCTCATAGCCGCCAAACACACCGGCATTGCGCAGAGCCTCATATACCGGGGAGCGTTTAAACAGAGCCTTGCCGAAGTTGGACAGGGTCGAGGTTACCGGGGTGATGTTGGCCCCGGATGTGACATATGCAGAAACTGCATCACGCATCATGTTCGCCAGAATGAAGCCCGGGTCTTTGGTCACAACGTTGCGCAGGAAGTTGGACGGAGCAGACAGCAGGCTCATAAACGGCAACTCTGGCATGTTTAAACTCTTCACAGAGTCAAGGAACATGGGATCATCAACGTAGTACGAAACCTTCTTCCCATTCTCCAGCACAGTCATGTGGTGTACACCGGCAGTGGGTGTGGGAAGACGATGTGCCATGCCAAGTTGCGTAGCTAGGTCTGCCGCCTTGAGGGCGGCTGTGTTCTTCATGCCCATGTTGATGGCAGACTGGGTGTTGCGCACCACAGTCTCCAGCATGTCTGCAAGGGCTGCGTCACCACCCTTGGCAGTCTTGATCCCCGGAACTCCAGCAATGCTGTTGGAGATGCGCGGGCCAATGGTTTCATCTTCTTCCAACTGACGGTAGAAGGGGAAGTAGTCTGCATGTTCAACAAACGTTTTGGCTGCAGCAGCAGAGATGAGTCCAGTGTCCTGCATGTACTTGACCAGCCCGTTGTTGTAGGTCAGCCACTCGTTACGAATGTCTTTGAACTCGGGGAACTTCTGCAATATGTCGGCTGCATGCTTGATGTCATCCCGTGTAAACAGTTCTTCCTTGTACTTGCCGGTAGCAGGGTTGATGATGTACTTGGAACCCCGTTGTACTGCAGCCCAGTATTGATAGGTGCGGTACACATCGGGGTCGTTGTACTTCGCCAGCGGCAGGAAGATGTCCAGCAAGCCCTTGGTGCTGGTGTCCACGGTGGTCATGCCATTGCGGTACACAGGGATGCCACCCTTGGAACCCAGACCCATTGCAGCCGCAGCAACGGCTGCAGAGTTGTCGGACATGAGTGCTGCAGACTCTGCATTGGAGTCAGCAAGACGTTCAATGCCACCGTTGAGCTTTGCCAGATGACGCTCGTACTCACCAAGAGTCTGGTAACGGTTTAAAGCCTTCTGCCGGAAATAGGAGAACGCCTTCGGGGATGTGGCATTGATGATCCGATCCATGAAGCCTTCTACCTGCCGGGGCGTTGTAGTGGCTTGGATACGGTTCCATGCAGCAGGATTGATGTTGCTCTTCAAGCTGTACTTCTTGCCAGTGTCTGGGGTCGATTCATCCTCCATCTTCTGGAGGCTTTCAGGCGACCAGATGCCAGCGTTGCGCTGACCTCCATCGTAGTAACGAACCTCAATCGGGATGGAGTCCCAGCCTTCTGCCGCTGCAGCCATGATGCGGTGGTTGCCTTCGCTTACCCAAGGCTGACCATCGTACCCAATCATTACAAACGGAGCGTATTCTTTGCCACTGTCTGTCAACGGCAATTTGCCGGTCTCGCGCATGATCTTACGGATGGCTGCAAGATCGTCTTTACGAACGCGCTGTTGCTCACCATTCTGCCCCGGAACGGTCTTGGCAATAGAAACCGGAACCATCACAGGTCGGTTGAATGACCCAGTGACAGATTGCATCTTTGGAACACCAAACTGTGATCGCGGTGCTTTGGCGGCGTAATCCACCTTGCCTTGTAGCCAACGATCATTGGGGATGTCTTCGTAGAACTTGGGCGCAGAGCGCAGACTTGCCTTGCCAGTCAATGCCTTGCTCAAAATCTCGGTCAGTTCCGCATCTTCAAAATGCGTTGCGTTTGGCAAATCAGATTCACGGAATGAACGGAATCCCGTGACATCGGCAGACTCAAGGCGATTGAAGCGTTGAATGAACTTTCCCGGAGGCAGTGGGCCGTCTATGTCGTAGAACTTGCCATCTAAAGACACCACTGCATGATCCGCACTGCCATCACGGCGAGTCAGGGATACCAGATCGCCGCCAATGACATTTTTTAGCGACTTAGCAAAGGTAATGCACCCTCCATCTAGAGGCCCAGAGCCTGTCACATCAAGAATATGGCTGTACAGTTCGTTTTTAACAGGCGCAATCGCCTGCTTAAACTCAGATACGGTTGATGGCGCTGTACGCAAGCTGTACCGGATGTCTGGGTTCTTAGGATTAAACGCACCGGAGTTACCGGCGGCTGATTTGATTTGCTCTGGACGGAACACTGCAAATGTCCCACTCCCAAGCTGCTTGACCGCATTGTCAAAATCCATATAGCCAGTGATGAAGTCGCCGTCCTCATAGTAATCAACACCACCATTCTCAGACGCAACCAGTTCGCCCTTTGACTTGCCAAGTTTGACACGACCATTCCTCTCAAACTCTGCTTTGCTTGGCGATACATAGGGATCATGTATAACTCCATCAAACCCACGCCGCTCAAGTTCAAGACGGGTGGCAACTTGTAGCGTAGGAGCGCCAGTATCCCGCCAAGTGTCAGCAATCTCACGCGCAACTGATCTTGCCTGTGCGCGTGTAGCTGGGTTCTTTAGCGAGATGTAGAATGCGCGTGTCTGAGGGTTTGTCGCATTCGGCCTACCCCAAGGGTAACGACCAGAACTGTCTGCGTTTTCAAAATCTGAAGAAAACCAAAATCCGTTGTATGGGCCGTCAGGATCATTGGGGTTGACCTTATCCAAGTCAAAAACATGGAAGTCCCTCTCGGGACTGCCGTGATACACCACCAGCGGCTTACCATCAGCATCGACCACCTTGGAGTTGCCAAACCATCGTTTAAATTCTGGTGTATCCGGGGCGGTGCGCAGGCTGGCCTTGGCAATCGGAAATACTTTGCGTTTAAACTGCTCCTGATTCGGAACTGTGACAGTGTCGCCATCCGTCTTTGGGTTGTAGTTGACAAAGAACCCGCCGGTCTTCTGCGTGGATGTCTTCTCACTCAGATTTCCAGCCTTGTTCTTCAGGCCAACAATCACACCCTTGCCACCTTGTTTGGCTTTCAGGAATGACTTGTCATCAATGAACCGCGCATCGTAGTCATCGCCGTTCAGGACGGCGTATGTCACACCGGTCTCCTCGTCGTGGAGGAACTTGGGCATGGCAGACTTGCTGGAGAACGCCATAGCAACGTTCTGTCCATCATTTAAACGACGGCGCATGGTTGCCCAGTTGTGGTCGTAGTCGCCCTTCTTGTTCTTGAAGAACACCTTCTCACCATTGACGATCTGACCGAAACCAGTTGAGCTATAGGTCAGGTGATGGTTGGGTGCAATCGACTCACTGCCAAGCTTGGTGTAGTCATAGAACATGGCATCGGGGTTGCCCTCAATGATGCCCCGCCACATTTCCGGCTTGAAGTCAGATGTGACATTTAAACGGAACGCAGGCTGGAAGATTTCCTTTGGCGCACGAACCATCTTGCCGTCAACCTTCTTGCGCTCAGTCTCTGCGGTAGCCCATTCGGAGAACAGTTCGATCTCATGCTGCAGGACAATGGCAAACTCTTCAGGGTGCATGATGAGAGCTTCGGTCTTGAGGTACTGCATCATCCGTGCAGCGGCACGGAATGCACTCTTCTCAATGTCACCCACATCCTCCATTGCAGCGCCACCAAACATGAAGTTGCCGCCGGATGTCTCTCCAAGGCACAACCCTTCACAGATGGCAGAACGGGCACAAGTGTTGCTCTTGTCGGTAATCTTCTGGGCAGAAGCCAGACCCAGCCCCATAGAGGCCACACCCTTGTCGATGTCCAACAAGTCGGTGTAGTCATTGGTGCGGGTCTTCTCCAGCTTGCCGTTCTCGGTCATCAACGTTGAAACGTTGTGTTCCGACTTCAGAAGGTTACGCGCCTTCTTGGCGAAGGCTGCGCGGTCTTTCTTGTTGGTGATGGCTTTGTACTGTGCCACCGCCTTGGAGATGCGATCTTCGTGATCCTTGTAGTTGAATTCATCGGTGATGGCTTCGTGCCGCGACTTCTGAATCGACTGCAGATTCATCTTCTTGGCAAAGGCTTTGCCATGACCTGTGGGGATGTAGAAGTCCACACGACCATTGTCAAACTTCTGATCCATCTGCAGGAAGTCAGGATTGACGTTCAGCAGCACCGTGCTGCCGTTGAACTCATGGTCAAAGTTGCCACGATTGCGCAGTGTCTCAGCACCATTGGACTCATTGGTCACATAGATACGATCCCGTCCCTCAGACGGGATGACCTTGGTGCGGCTGATCTGCAGAGCCATCTCTTTGGTGGTGTGGAAGTACACCGTCATGGTGCCGTCCTTGTTTAAAGGTACACCGGAGAGAGGGTGAACACCGTATGGCTTCTTGGGATTGACTGTCTTGATGGAGTACCTGACAGGGAAGTCAATCGGGCCTGCAGATGTGTAAGGCAGGATGCCGTTCTCTTCTTCGTACTTCTCAGCCTTGACAAGCTCTGCAGGTGTGGCTTTCCACTGATTGCGTATTGATGGCTTGGTGCTTGAGGCGGTGGTGGTGTCCACCTGAACAGGGCGCAAGTCACCTTGCTCAACCTTGGTGAAAATCTTGGAAGATGTGGTGAACTCTGCACCGCGCAGTGAGTTGCTCAATGCCTCAAAGAATTGCTTGATCTTGGCAAGCAAGTTGGCAAACATCCCTTTGGGAGCGCCATTGGCATCAAAATCACCAAAGGCATCAGCAATAGCCTCTTCCCTGATGGCTTCCATGTCGTTGCCATAGCGACCCTTGTATGCATCAAAGCGAGAAACGCCTTTCTCCACATACTGCTGCTTCAGGTATTTGTCGATCCAGACGGTGTCTGCTTGATGCTGCAACACTTTCCACTGTCCTGCAGTGAAGAATCCCAATTCCTTGAGGGCGTGAATGGTCTCATGCCGCAACACCCGGACTGGGTTGTCTGCGTTTAAAGCAACCTTGATCAGCTTGTTGGCGTACTCGCCTTCATCTTCCAGATTTCTGTCAACCTTTAGGTCAACTTCCCGGGCACCAAACTTGTCGAGGATTTTGCGCAGTTGCGCATGGAGAGCTTTTTCCTGTTCGGCAAGGTCAGAGTCCACCTTGGCCTTTTTGGAGGCTTCTACACCGGCAGAGGAGGGTGCCTTGGGCTTTGCAACACGAAACCCTATGGGCGCAATGAGTTGTTCATGCCTGCGTTGCAGGTCATCAATTTTGCTTTGGATGGCTTTCTTGTTGACTTCATTGGTGGTGATGGCCCGCTCATGCTCAGGGGTTCCAAATTTCCCCATCGCTTCCATTGCATCAATGCGACGGTCACCGGCTTCCATCCTGCGCTGCAGATCAGAGATTTGCTGGGCAATGACCTTGGCTTGACCGTCCCTTATTTTCTTGAAGGTGGCAGCTTTGGCATCGGCAGCCTTTTGGCTAGTCGTTGCATGAAGCACCGTATCACCCGATACCACTTCGATCTTGGGAAGTACATTGGGAGCGGCTGCTCCTTGCGGTGCTTGCGAAGCAGAGACAACATGGTTTACACCTTGTTCAATTTTCAAGTTCTGGGAGTTGGCAATCCGCTGTGCCAGTTCCGGGTCTTCCACAGTTGTGACACGCTCACCCTTGGGATTGACAAGGTGGTACACATCCTTGGGCTGGATGTCTATGGCACCTTCTTCCCGCGCCTTGCGCAGCAAGGCAAGCACATCCTCTTCACTACGAAGCATGGTGGCCTGCTTGGACATGGCAATGGCATCCGGCAAGGTGACTTGCCTGCCAGTGGTTTCCTTCTTGATGCGTGTGATTGCATCGGTGTACTGCCGTTCAGAGAACTGAGTGGCGTTGGTGTGGCTTGGAAGTACCTGCTCCACTTCATGGGCAGGTGCTGCCTCCAGCACTTTAAACACCGCATGCAGTTGAGGCTGCGACATCTCTGTGATGTCGTGGGTTCCACCAATACGATGCAGCAACGACTCAAAGCCATCATTGGAGATGGCAATGTTCTTCTCTTTGGCCTTGGCAAAAATGTCTTCGGGCGTCAGCTTGGTGTCGCCTTTGTACCCCATTCTCTGCGTCAGGATGGAGTCCAGAGCGGCCTGTTCACCCTGTGGGTTTACACGGGTCATTGCCGCTTTGACATCCTCCACGGAATAGGATTCCAGCGGGGGAAGGTTCCCGGTACGACGGTAGGTGTTGATCCACTTGGTGACTTCCGGGCCAAGCTCATCCGGTGTAAACCGTCCAACAGGATCGGTCAGGTAGTCACGAATCTCGGTGGTGCCATATGCAGGTTCTGCAACCGTCTCCTCAACGGATGGGAACTCCATCTCGCTGACACGATTGTGTTCACGGGCCAACTCTTCCAGAACCGTCTGGTGCTGTTGCAACTTCTCTTCAATGTCCTTATTGAAGAGTTTGTCAGCCTCAGTCGAGTCCTTGGTGACCTCACGCAGTTGAGACTGCAGTTCAAGCTTCTGCTCTTCTGCGGCCTGATAGTCCTTGATGACCTGTTCGGCGTATTCTGGTGTCTGTTTAAACGCTTCTTCCTGCGCGGCAGCAGCTTCTTCAGCAGCCTTGGCTGCAGCAGACTCCTGCTGACGCACCTCCTCTGCTTCACGCGCAACTTGGTCACGCGCAGAACTGCGGTCATTCAATCTACCTGCAGCACCAATAGGGCCAAGCAGGGACACTTGGTATGCCGTCTCACCATATTCCTTCATGGCATCGGCATCGGTCAACGATAAACCAGCCTGTGCCCGCTCCAGCATCTGTTGAGCAACCTCAGTCGGAACTTCGGCAAGAATACCTGTGCCAGTGCCTTTCAACAAGGTTGCAGCAAGACGTTCCTCTGCCAGCTTGGCAACCTGAGCAGAATTCTGTCCAAGCAGTCGCTCAACCGGAATGCCGGTCAGCTTGCTGACAAATTTGCCTCCCAATGGGACAAAGGTGGCAATCGTGTCCAGACCGGCTGCAGGCACTGCAGCCAATGCAGCCTTGGACACATCCACGTTTACAGGTAGACCAGCTTCTTTTTGCTCCTGAGCCTGCCGCTGCTCCATGCCACCAAGCATTTGAACGTAGCTTGGTGCAAACGCACCTAGTGCGCCACCTGCAACACCACCAACCAACTTTCCAACCGGCCCTCCCAAGGTTCCAATAGTGGAACCCAGCTTTGCACCAGCCCAAGCACCAGACGCAGCAGCACCCATAGAGGGTGCGTTTTCTGCCAGCATATGTGGTGCTTGTGTTGCCACTTCCTTTGCTGCAGCTAGGACACCATCCTTGTTGTACGCATCGGATACACGATCAAGTCCAACTCGCGAAGGCAAACGCTCTTCAAGCTCTGCACCGCGCTGTAAACCTTCCTCTGCAGCAACATTGGCATCACCAAAGGCTGCTCCTGCAGCCGTCTTGGCACTGGACACCATTGACTCAATGCCACGGGATAAAGACCCCATGAGACCAGTTTCTTCTTTGGGCTTGGCTTGGACGGGGGCTGGTGGCCTTACTTCCTCATCCGGCACATACAACATCTGCAGCTTGCGAGCATACTGGGTCAGTTTAAACGCAGCATCCTCATCGCCAGCGGCTTCTGCACGTTTGGCGGCGTTCAAGACATCAGATATTTGCATGCTGCTCTCTTATTGGAAGTATTGATCTGTGCCCGCTGGCACCTGCTTGAGAGCCTCATTGTATTGACTGCGGCGCACGTTTCGCAAAGATTCTGCAATCATCTGGTCGCGCAAGGCAAGCTTCTGTTCCGCAGGTACGGTGAAGTACTTGGGATCATTCTCCATCAATTCTTTCCATGCCTTGGTTGCGTCTGCAATGGTTTGCTTCTCAAGTGCAGCAATCGTTTTCTCGCCAGACAAAGCAGCGGCTGCATTGGCGTCATAGTAGCGGGCATGTGCGCCGTACAGCTTCTCTTCCATCTTCTGCTTGCGTTCTGCAGCAGCCCGTGCAGCAGCTTTGTCGCGACCAGACAAGACACTTTCACCAGCCTCAGACAGGGCATGCTGCCAGTGCGGTGATTTGCTGCCAAGTAAGCCAAGACCCAAGCGCAGCCAGTCATCCTGACTGAAACTGGAGCCAGACTCCTCTTTTGCCTTGGCTGCTTGTGCAGCCGCAGCAGCAGGCATGTTTAAACCTTTGCCGGGAGCCATGACACTTGGATCAACCCCTGCACCGCCAAATCCTGTACGGGACGATGGAGTTGCAGGCACGGGGTGGCGACTCAGCAAACTCTGCGTCTCTGCGTTGGCGGCATCAGGATTAACACCTCTTGCAGGCTCAGTGTTCTGTGATGCTGTGCCAAAGCGAAGAACGTTCTGCACCACATCATCCTTGGGCACACCCGATGACTGGGCTTGTTTGCGGCGCAGCATCTCCAACTGCAGACCAGTCAGACCGGATGCTTCTGCTGCGCGAGCATACGCAGGCGAATGGGGATTGGAGAGCAAATCAGGAAATGCTTTGACGATCTCATCGTCAATGGCACCTTGAGACTTGGGAGCGGCAGGTTGTGCGGCATTGGCGGATGCCATAGGCAGCATCTTTGTCATCAAACTGGCAATGCTCTTGCCATATGTCAATGTATCTGGGGCGTCTGGGTTCTTCTTGTCTTTGCGTGATTTTCCTTCTGCAGCAGCTTTCATTGCGCCCGGGCCACCGTAGTAAAACGCTCCTCCAAGCACAGGGTCGCGGCCTGCTTGATTGAATCCTTTGACGGCATAACGCACACCAGCCCGTGCCATGTCGTACTTATTGGATGGATCAAGTGCGTTATCAACGTTTACATCTTTGAATGCAATCGGCGTTACTTGCATGTGTCCAACCGCACCACGGTTGGAGGTGGAGACGTTTTTGCCAGATGATGACTCTTGGTGGTAAATTGCTTTGATAAAAGCAATTTCCTCTGGGTCGGAGATTCCTTCTGCTTGGATGGCAACATCCACGGGGTCGGATTGGCCTTCACCGGCATTGCCAAAGCGACCACCGCCATTGGCGAAGGCAACCATTCCACCACCAGCCATGCGAGGTTCATAGTTGTCCGTCAGTGGGCCACCGCCACCTGCGTAATTGAATTCATCGTACCCAACGATTCCGCCTTCAGCCATGTTCTGCATGTTCTGCACTGGCAGTTGCGCAATGCCACTGTCTTCAGGCAATTGAGCCATGCTCTGCAACGCTTGATCCACAACCTTGGGTTGTTCCTGTTGATGCTGTTCAGCCGCAGCCCGCATTTGCTTGCGGCGATTGCTTTCGGCAAACGCCAAAGACATGGTGTACGGATCATCCTTGTGCATGGCTGCATATTGCTGCAAAGACTGATCCGGCATCCTTGCCAGCATGGTGGACAAGCTGTTGGCGTCAGGAACCTTTTGTTGGGCTTGAATGGATGGGTACTGCATGTTTAAACCTTACATCTGGCTGAGTGCCAACACATTTAGCCCTGCGTTGCTGGGTCGGTTGCGAATCATGCCACCGGTCTTGCGAGACAAGCCTTGAGCCAATGAGCCAAGACCAGCCACTGTCTGCAAGGTGGACGGGCCTGCGGTGTATGCAGTCGATCCGGTTTGCGACAATGGCGCTCCACGCAAGATGTCGGACATGAAACTCATCTGGCGATAGGGATAGTTCATCTCATTCTGATAATCCCGGATGTTGGAATTGATCAGGTTCTGAGCTTGCTGCTGCTGCTGACCGCCCAAGGCGTTCATCAGGTTGATGTTGCCAGTGGTTTGCCCGTAGATGTTCTGGCCCAGTGAGCCAAGCGCACCATAGGCACCCAAACCGCCCTGCAAAGCCTGCAGGCCATAGTTGGCACCAAACTGTTGCTGGTTGGTGTTGAGTTGATTCGCAGCCTGACCGAACTGCGCTGCACTGTTTGCAGCGTTTAAATTCTGACCGGCGTTAAACTGATTGGCTTGGTTACCAGCAGCTTGGTTGGCAAGGTTGGCCTGCTGTTCCCATCCGGCGTTGCTTAAGCCATACTGACCCTGCAATGCCTGATTAGCTTGGTTTGCTTGCTGTTGAAAGCCCGCATTTGCCAAACTAAATTGGTTCTGCGCAGCTTGGTTAGCCATGTTGGCTTGCTGTTGGTTGCTCAGGTTTGCCAAACCAAATTGGCCTTGCATCTGTTGATTGGCAAGGTTTGCCTGATTGCCATACCCTGCATTTGCCAAAGCAAACTGAGCCTGTGTTGCTTGATTAGTCTGATTGGCTTGCTGTTGATTTCCCAGATTGGCAAGGGCCATCTGTTGACCAAGGTTGGCACCCAACTGCTGTGTCGCCAGATTGGCGTTTAAGTTTTGAGTGCCAGTGGTCAAACCGGCGTTTTGATTGGACTGCTGTGCCGTCAGGCCACGACCCTGATCTGCATTGAACTGCTGCTGCGCTTGTGTAAACGCATTCTGCAGACCGGTGGCTTCAATGTCGCCCTTTTGCAAGGCCAACTCGCGAGCAGCCTCCGCATCCATGATGGCTTGACGGCTACCGCCAAAAGCGCCAGCACCAGTGGCTGCAGCATTGCGCTGAGTGGTGGCAATGTTGGCTTGACGCTCTGCATCGCGCTGTTGCTTGTTGATGACGCTCTGGACATACGGAGACATGTACTGCTCCGCTTGCGTTTGTCCAAAGTTTTGAGAACGCACCTGCTGCGGCCCACTCATCTGGTATTGCTGCAGCGAGTTCGGATTGAAATTGCCTCGCGCCGCTTGCATTTGCGGCGCAGCACCTAGTCGCTCTGCTTGCGTTAGAGGAGCGGCACCTGACTGAGCAGCCGTGACATTCTCTGCCCTACCTGCACTTGCGGCTTGCATCGTTGGGGCAACCCCCGCGCTGGCGGCATTCGTATTCTGTGCGTTGTAATTGAAGTCGCCGTTTGAATCAAATTGATTGTTGTAACGGTCACCCTGATACTGCATGTTGCCCATGCGTTGGGCAAGGCTTTCAAGACCTGTGGCGGCAGTGAGGGAGCGGGGGTCTATCCCCAGATTGGCTGCATTGCCAAATGCCTGCTGTTGCAGGCCGGAGAAGCCTGCAACCTGATCTCCAGACAAGCCTTCTCGACTAGCCCAGTCGGCATAGCTGTTGTACGGGATGCCGGTGGTTCCATCTACCCAGTTGCCATTCTCATCATTGTGACCGGGGGTGCCAAAGACTGCATCAGATGCAGCACCCATCAACGTTTGGGCATACGGCTCAATAACAGGCGAAAAGCCTATTTGATTCTGGACTACTTGTGTCGGTTCTGCCATGTCTACTCCTTAAGCAGGCAGGAACTTGTCGGACTTGCTGTTTACAGCAGTCCTGTTCTTGCCAATGGTTTTTGCACGATTTGCCTGCACTCGCGCCATCATCTTGTACAGTTTTCTGGCACCTGCTTCAGTGGAGCCATTGCCCAACTCAGAGACGATGCGAGCAGGAATGACAAACTCACCATCCGCCAAGCGGGCGGGTTGACCATTGCCTATGGTGGCGGGAATGGAGTCGGAGACGCCATCACCCGGGCCGCGCAGCAACCTGCCGCCATCAGAGAATGATCCCAAGCTACCCAGCCCTCCGGTGGCAAAAGATGCAAAACCTCCTGCAGCATAGCCTTCCCCGCCTTCGCCGGGGGCGTGACCAATTCCTCCATTGTTGGAGTTGCCGTCACCGTAGTTGCCGCCTTCGCCGGGGTCATGTCCAACGCCACCATATCCACCAGCCCTGCTGCCGGAATTACGGGCACCACCACCTCCACGCACCCCAGAGTTGTCTGGCGCAGATGGCGCATTGGAAGGAGCCGCAGCACCTGCTTTGGCGGCGTCATCCTTCAACTTCTGCGCAGCTTTTTGAGATTGGTTTACAGCATCAGGCAGCTTGCGATCTGCAGCGCCAGTGCCCTTCCACTTGGCATTTTGTGTAAACGGGTTCTTGCCCTTGCCCATGAGGTAGGCGTAGACATCCATTGTGTCATTGCCAGTGGCGGGGTTAAGGATTGGGCGAGTGCCATTGTTGATCATGTCTTGCCAGTTCTGAACGGCAGAGACGCCCCACTGGCTATGGCTGTTATTGAGGGGATGCGACGGACTCAAAGTGCTTTGAGTCTGCCCTTTCCACGGGCCGCTTTCGTCACTGCCATAAAAAGACCCATCTGCATTCCAATGTAAACCTGCAAAGCCTTCTTTGGCTCCTCCTGCGCGAAGCTGTTGTGCAATTTGCTCCAAGGTCTTGCCGGTAGCTTTTGCAATGTCTTCTGCGTTTACACCAAATTTAGACATCTCATCCATGTGATCAGCCATCGATTTGTTGGTGTCATTCCAACCACCGGCAATGGTTCGCAGACGGTTAGGATCGTCTCTGCCAGTCCAAGCGTCCGTGTCACTCTGGGTATTGGAGGTCTGATTGGTATTTGGCAAGGTCTGTGTAATGTCTTGCTGTTGTGCGATCACGGGTTTTGCACCGCCAACTGTCACAAATGGACTTGTATCTTGTGCCACCGCAGCATCACGCTCCGCAACGCGCTTATCAAGCTCCGCTTGCGCAGCTTGACCGGCGTCAGACCAAGGTGAATCTCCAACCGCAGGATTGAGGGCAGCTCTACGATTCTGGCGCTCAATCTCAGCAATCGCTTGCTCACGCCCCATAGGAGCAACAAGTCCGCCTGTCAGTGGATTGGTTTGGGTCTTTTGCCACGCCAAAAACTGATCAATCTCTGCATCAGTGACGCCGCCATCGGCGTACCCAACATAACCACCTTGCGCCATTCCCGTTGGATAGCCTTCAGAGACCGGCCTGCTGCCGGTTCGGGTGTAGGTGCCATCAGAGTTCCAGTGACCAAACTGGAAACGCCCAGATGGCGCAGCCAATGACGGCAATCCACCTTGCTCCTTTTCGTTTGCCATCATAATGGGCAATGCTGCAGCACCCAGTGCTTTCCAGTTCTTGGACAGGAAGTCACCGCCATGTTCGGACATGAAGTCCAGCGGGTTGCCTGCTGCGGCCTTGAGTCCAGCATCAAACATATCTCGCTTGGTGGCTTCACCAATGGCTGCAGTTTTGGCAGAGATCAGTTCGTCTGCAGTGGGGGTGAGTCCGTTTGCTATGGCTTGATTGCTGGCATCGCTCACTGCACTGGAGCCAATGGCTTCGGAGCCGGTTCCTTCCAGCAGGCTGGACAAGCCTCCACCAAGGCTTGCGCCTCCATAGGCGGACAAACCAGCCATGAGACCGGCCTGCATATCATGCGACAGCAGACCTTGAATTCCACCAACGGTAAGTCCAGCCATGCCGGAACCCATGAGGCCAAAGCCTCCGGGGCCAAGGGCAAAACCTGCTGCAACAGGGGCTAATTGGGCACCCCAGCCCTTACTGCTATCGGTTCCCAGTGCATGGGAAACGTCATCTAAAAAGCTCATGGGAACCCCCGTTTAAACCAAGAAAGTTTATCACTTCGACTGACTTGAGACAAATGAAACAGTCACGACACTGGACGGAATGCTGGGTCGCGTAAAAGGAGATGCGGAAGATGCATACGCCTCAATATTGATGGTCGCTGAATTTGCTGCAACCACCAACTCAATATAGTCTTCACCAACCAACTCGACAAAGAAGTTTGCAACGCCCAACATGTAGCCGTTAATACCACCATGTGCAGCATGGACAGATACGGTACTTGCTGTGCCTGCAATATCTGTTCCGTTCTTTCTCAACCAAATCCACACCTCCCGGGCCTGACCGGTGTCGGTGTTTTCCAATTGCAGGCTGAACTGCACGTTGTAAATGCCACTCTGATCAACGGTGATTTGATTGGAGTCTAACGATGTGCCATTGGCATGATCGGTGGTGTTGAGCGTGACCACATATGCCGTGTTGGCTGCTGCCAACGATTGTGTTGCATCGTTGCTGAATGCGCCATATGGGTTGTTTAAATACTGACCACCTTGGCGCCCAAGAAGACCGGCAAAGTCATTGTCGATCTGCGAAAAATAGATGTTCAGGATTCGCATGAGCGAATCCGTTGCCCCGCGATTGTATTCCTCTGTTGCCACCGGCAAGCGAGGAGCAATCGTTGGGATTAGCGGTCTGTATGTCATGCTCTGCGTCCATCGGGACGGATGTCAATCCGGGGGGAGCCAAGTTGCCACTGCGTTCCCAATGTGTCGCAGACAATCTTGATGGACATCTGTCTGCCGCGAATCCGAATGTAAACCTGACCGGTGTACTGATCAATGGTGACAGGTACGGAGCCTGTCACAACTGCGCTGGCATTGGAATTCGGCCCAGCCACCGAGGCTGGACTGGTGTACCCAGAACCGGAATTGACCAATGGCTGCAAGTACATGGTCAAAGACGGTGATGTGCCGGTGGTGGAGTTGCGGAAAGTAAGGTCTGGCAGAACCCTGTATATAAAGGAAAACCTATCCCCATCCCCAATGTCAAATTGCGAGGATGTGATGGTCGATGTAATAGCAGCCGGATCGGCTCCGCTGTTGTCATCGACTCCGTTCTCATGGTAGACGATGTTGTTTACATAGGTGGCTGCAATGGGGTATGAACGTATTCCACTGTCGATCCACGCAGACCGCTCCATTGTCCCGTAGTACCAAACGTTCTCCACATAGTTGAAGATGGCATAGGAGTCGATGGTGTCTGAGTCTGCGGAGCAATAGAAGAACCACACCTCATTGAAACCTTCGTTGGTGCAGGCAAAGAACTGATCGCCCTGCAGCAGGTTGATGTTGCCGTAAATGTGAGCGCGAAGATCACAGTTCAATGTACTGACACGACCATCGTACATGTAGAACTTGTCTGCACCCATCCAGTACACCACATTGGATGCGGTAGCTCTGGCATTGGGGCCAATAATGGAGATGTTGTCTGCAATCAACTGCTGACCCCACACATAGGGAGGGCCAAGGTACTGCATGTTGTACAGGGCACTGTCCGTCCAAACCAAGATTTCCTGACGGCTCTGCAAGGCAGTGACAATTTTGGAACCCTTGGACAGTCGAACACTGCCAGACTGGTTGGTGATCGATGGACTCCACTGCGTCAGGGAGTTCTGATCAGACCAGCGAATCAGCATGGGATCAAAGGTGGTGCTGAACACATCATTGGTGCCAAAGCAAATGACAAACCGACTGATGTCAGAGATCAGGAAGCACAACTGCGACAGCGGAACCTCTGTTGCGTTTAAAGCAGTTGCAAGCGCGGTGCCAGTCGGCAAAATGGTGTGTGTGCCAGATTGGGTGCCAGTGGTGATGATTGCAGTTCCGCCTGCGGTTGCTGCCAAGCTAAATGTTGTGCCAGACACATTCTTGGCGTAATAGGTCACCCCGGGCAGCAAGCCTGTGGGCAGGGCACCGGTCGTAGATAGAACAATCCCTTGACCTTCATCCAGTGCCAAGTTGGAGCTAACCACCCCCGGTGATGCAATGGTGACGGTGAACTCAGTGGCAGTAACGCCAACATCATTACTCCAAAAGTAGAGAGGCCCACCCCGCTGACCATACACCAAGTCTTCGCCCCAGTTCATCTGATTCCAGATGCACAGAGAAATATCTGTAGAGCCACCGGTACCCCATGTTCCCGAACCCCATGTTCCTGCACCCCATCCAGTCAAAGGAGCAGACACCTCGTAACCCGTGTTGATTTGGTACGCAGCGTATACAGTGCCACCGCCTGTGGCGGTGCCTGATGCGGTAGTGCTGGCTGTAATTGTGTAACTGGTGGAAGATACCAGCGTCAGTTGGTACTCGCCTGAAATGGTCAGGCCGCCAACTGCAGTGGCACCATAAAAGAACACATAGTCGCCATCCAAGAACCCGCCTGCGGGGTCTGTGACGGTAACGGTTGCAAGACCGGAGGTGGTTGCAAATGGATTGGTGAGGGTGGATGTGGTGCGAAACGGCGTGATGTCGTTGTAGTCACCGCCGCTTTCAATGTAAAACTTCTCATTGGTTCCAACGCCAAGTATGTTTAAACCATTCAGCGTCACCCAGTTCCATAAAGAGCGACAAACCCCTGCATACGTTGAGTTTGAGATGCGAGTCCATCCGCCAATCTTCTCCGGCGTTCCTTGGCGGAACCGAACCTTGTCGGATTCGTACCAGCCACCTTCGTTGGTGTATCGGGTGTTCTCCCTGTTTACACCACTTTTCAGGGTTATTTTTTGCAAAGGCATTGCGCGTCCTTACTTTGCCGGGGCGCTGTTTGCCAGCAAATGAGTTTTGTCTTGAGAGTTCTTGGTAGTCCCAAACCAGAAGTTGCAGGCTGCAGCCCAAGCTGTACTCAGGGCACCCAACATGATCATCAGGGGTGCAGACTCCTTCACTTCCGGGTATTTAAACATGGCTGTGAGGATGCCAAAGAACCCCAGTGTGATGATGAATGTCAGAGTTGCAGGTACATAGGAGCCGGTGGCCTTGAGCATGTCACGCGCACCAGCGCGGTCTGCTGCATGAACCTTCTCCAGATCAATGTCGTTTTCCTTCAGGAACTTTTGGAACTCAATCTCAGCCAGCTTGATTTGGGCAATCTGGTCGGGATTCAGCTTGGTGCCGTTTAAAGCCTCCGTAACGGCGGCAACCGTCTTTTCTTCGATGCCCAGCTTTCCAGCAATGAAGGAGGCAGCAGCACCACCCAAAGGACCAGCAATAGCAGTACCCAGAACGGGAGCAATACCGCGAAGCAAATTCTTCCAATCATCCATCATGCCTCCCTAACTTCGATCCAGACTTCCCCGCCATCGCTGATGGCATCCCTAATTTTGTGAAAGAGGGCGTCATAGGCCAGTCTTGAAGCTCCGATGGAGCTTCCTCCTTGACTGAGTCCAACGAGGATGCATCCATGTGTGTCTTTGGCGGTATTGCCCGGATGGATACGGACACCTGAAAACCCCGGGACATCCAGTAGCAATGGCATATCAACGCCGAAGCGATTGCTGCGATTGACAATAACCCGATACTTGCCAGCAGGTATAGCAGTTTCTCCATAGATTTTCACTCCATCTGGACGAACCACATCCTCCAGCGTGTAGCACTCTTCCACGCCGTCCACATACATTTTGCCGATGGTGCAGTCACCACCGCACATCACCCGAATAACTTCAATCAGCATCGTGATCTCCAAAGATGTACCAGAGCAGCCATATCAGTGTAAACACTACATACACCAACAGGGCTGCAAGTGCCAAAGTCACTTGTCAGCCTTTGTAGCCAATGCCTGATGCATGGTGTTGGCAAGATGCCGTATCTCAGAGAGCGTCTCCAGATGTCTGTCTTCGCTGCGCTGAGACTGTGCCTCAATCTTGTCAAAAATTTTGGCAATGTGGCCCCGCTGTACGCCCATCTCTGCCATCAGCTTAGTGTCTTCTGCGATTACAAACATGCGAACCTCTTTCACCTGAGCGTCGATGTGATCCATCACACGATCATTTAACACGGAGTACCCATCGCTGGTGTGCTGACGAATGGCTGCAGCCTTGTCTGCGAGTTCTTTGTTGGCGGCGCGGAGTCGTTCATGTTCTTTCTCATTTTGGTTCCATGCCCATGCGACAAGACCGAGTAGGGGAGCGGACAACCATCCAACAACATCCTTAATTACATCCAATGCTTCATTGGTCATCAACAGTCCTTATTTCTCAGATAGGGGTTGGGTGGTGACAAAGCGCAGCACGGTGACAACCACGGAGATGCCAAGGCCGACATACATCTGCTGCACTGGAGCAAGCGGTAGCAGTCCGACATAGCCTTGCAGCACTGACAAGCAGGCCAGCAAGAGTGCAAACCACAAGGTTTTGGATTTGACGTAGTTCATTAGATCACCCGATAAGAGAATGTAAACGTGTAAACGGTGGACGCTGTACGAGTGGTTACCCAACGAACCTGTGCGCGATCATTCACGGTATCTCCATTGATTGACACAGGGTTGTCGCTGACAAAAGCTGTAGCCACCGCAGTGCCTCCGCACTGCCCTAACGAAGAAAAGTTGGAAGCAATGGGGAGAGACATTCCAAACTCCGTGTTGCCAGCAGCAGTGGGATCAGCAGTAAATGAACCACTGACTGTGACGGTGTCGCCAACCCGCATGTAGTGGCAAGCTGCGGGGGTGGCTGAGTCAAGATTGGTGACAATGGTCAAAGAAGGTGTGTAGGTGCCAGAGAACACGTTGCCGTCACCAGCAGCAGGCGCAGTGACTGCGGTGCGAACAATCGACAGACCGCTGGTGCCTTGGAGTGATACCAGTCCATCAGCAGCAATGCGGAAGCGTTCTACCGGAGTTACTGACGCTGCGGGTGTGGTATTAAATGACAGGCGTGTCGGCATGTCGCCTGCGGCAGCCACACCGGACACTGACGCAATAATGGTCGCACCAAGTTTAAATGCGGGTACTGTTACTCCAGAGCCGTCATCACCAGCAAAAACAATGGCACCAAGTTCATCTCCATTTGAGACCAGTCCTGATGTATTCGCAGACGCTCCGCGACTCTTATTAAACGTAAATTGCGAACCGGAACTGCTTGCGCTCCAAATGTAAGAACCATAGGAAGCGCCGCTCAAGTTGGTGCCGTGCTTTTGCAACGCAGGTGTTGCACCACCTCCAGAATACGAAACGGTGGTAACTGTTGCGGTATACCCAGAAATTACAGCCCCGCTGGGGTCAACCACAAAAGGAGTGGCATCTGGATTTGCAGAATCCTCGACAACCAAACTGTTACCGGTGCCTGTGTTTGTGATGCGTAGCGTGTCTCCGGTAGAGGCCGAAGCAATGGTTGTCTCGCCGCCAAAGTAGTTGGCGGCAGTGCCCCCTGCATAGAAGTTCCAGCGTCCAGTTCCAGAAGCAATGTTCCCGTAGAAGCCATAGTTGTTAGTGGCTCCGGTCAGAGTGGAACTGGCATGGAAACCGTATTGGGTCGTTACTGCTCCGGTGTATGTGCCCTGAGCTGCATGGTAGTGACTCAAGCCAGCCAAAGTGCCTGCGGAAATGCTTGGGTCAGAGTAAAACTGGTAGGCTGCGGTGGTTGCGGCAGTTGGATCAATGGTGCCAACTGACCTAGCAGCAAACGTGAATCCACCACTTGCGGTGTATGTACCAGCAAGTCTTAAACGCTCCGCGCCAGTTGTGGAACTACCAATACCAACATTGCCAGAACTATCAATCCGCATCCGCTCAGTCGGTGTGCTAACAGAGCCAGACGGGGCTGTACGGAATGACAGCCGTCCGCCAATAATCCCGCTGCTGGCGGTTGGTGAAACATCTACCTCGCCAGTAATCTGTGCGGCACTGACAAAGTTTGATCCATCGTCGCCGTCGAAAATAATGCTACCAAGGTCATCGTCTGCAAGCACAACGCTGCGGGTATTGACAGATGCCCCGCGAGACTTCGCCAAGCTGACCCCGCCAGCGCCTGCACCACTTGTCCACCGTGACACCCCCATAAAAGCTGCGCTGGTGGTGCTATTTACCTGAAGTGATGGGGTGATGGATTGACCGTAAGTAATGGCGGCCTGATCTGTTCCAACAATAACCCTGCCACTTGCATCAATCACAAAAGGTGTGCTATCTGTGCTGGCGGAATCCTCCACCAATAAAGAGTTTCCAGTGCCTGTGTTGGTGATTTTCAGCGTTGCACCTGTTGATGCGGAAGTGATGGAAGTCTCGCCGCCAAAATAGTTGGCTGCAGTGCCCAAAGAACGGACGCCGTACTTGTTGGCTCCTGCGGTCACATTGAGATAGACCCCGGCAACGGCAGCAACGCCTGCGCTTTCGTTAAACGCAAATCCTGTCTCATTTGAAAGAGCAACTCCACCGCTGGAAAGTTGAGCATTGAAGTGCGTAAGGTTGGCTACAGAAGCCGAGAGGGATGGCTGGCTGTCAAAAATTTTGGCGGTGCCAACACCAGTCCCAAAAGATGAGTTGTTCACAAGCCCATATGACGTTCCGCTGGTATTGGAGCCGGTGATCTGCAAAGCAGCATTGGTGCCTGTATTGGTAATAAGCAGTGCTGGGTTGGAACTATTTGCAGCCAGTGAAACTGCACCGTTAATTGCATGCACATCTGCACTGCCGGAGTCTCCCAAGGTGGTGCTGCCTGTGGCAGTCAAAGAGACGGTTTGAATAGACGGCGCACCAGTGATGGTGACGCCGCTCATTGTTCCGCCAGTAATGGCAACATTGGCAGGATCGTAGACGCCGGAAGAGACAACCACAAAGTCTGATCCGTTCCATGCCACCACAGCCTCTGCACCATTGGGTATGGTGACGCCTGTTGTGGGGCCGGTGCCTACGACTTTGACTGCATAGCCGCCAGTCGTATTGTTGATAACAATGTAAGCTTTGCTCTGGGCTGGGGCTGTGATCGTCTTGATGCTGGTGCGAGCGCCCGTGCAGAGCAATATGGCCTGACGGGCTGTATTGGTAGCACCAGATGTGGTGGTCAATGTCACATCTGCGTCCGTGGACAAGGTAGTTGTTCCTGCAACCGCAGAATCCAGAAGCTGCGTGATGGAGGTGTTGACGGTGTTTCCCCATGTTCCAGAGAGTTCACCTTGCACCGGGAGTGCCAAGCCTAGCAATGTAGTGTATGTTGTCATTGACAATCCTTACGATGTTGATGTATTTTGCCAGCCGGGGGTTTGAGCGTCAACGACAGCAACCCAGCCTGAACTGTCTGTATTATCGGTGGGAGTCCAGCCGGAAGCTTGTGTATTTGTCACTGGAGTCCATGTCTCATCTCCAGACGGAGCATTGTTATTCCACCCTGCCGTCTGCTCATCATCAATCAACTCCCACTGCCGTGGGTAGATGTTGGCATCACCGCCGACTATGCCGTAACTTCCAGCCAGTGCCTGAATGCTCCAAGAGCGTGACAAAGATGCATCTTGCCCTGCAATCGTGTAAACGCCAGCAGCGGCTGACAAAACTTTGCCAACCAAAACACTGGCAGAACCTCCGGTGACGGAGTACGACCCCGCAACTGCGGAAATCTGTTTGCTGCGTAGGAGAGTTGCTGTGCCGCCTGTGGTGGCGTAGGAGCCAGCATCTGCGGAGATGCGCTTGCTGCGTAACAGGTTTGCTGCGCCACCTGTTGTAGCGTAAGAACCTGCTGCTGCCGACACAAACTTGCTGCGCAGGAGCGTAGCATCACCGCCCGTAACGCTGTACGAACCTGCGTCGGCAGAGATGGCATATGCCCCACCGCCGCCTGTGAGCGCGAGCAGCAGGGACATGGATTACCCTACAAATACGGCGATAGCGCCTTCTTTGCGGTAGCCATACCCCTCAAACTGCCTGATCTCTCCATCAACCCAAGTTGCATCATCAACTTCAGTTCCGCCCATTGGGCCACCAGACAATATGGTCATGTTCACTCCCAGTATGCGTTTATACCAACCATGCCGCGAATCACCTGAGACGCTGTGGCGGTGCCGACAGGCATCTTCAAGATGATGTGCAAGTATGTTCCCGGCTCCACCGTAATCGGGGCATCAAGATTTACATCCACGCGACTGGCTTGCGCACCAATGGCGGCACCCACTGCAAAACTCTGAATGCCGAGTGCCAAGCGTCGAGGAGCGCGAGCCGCAGCAGCCTCAGTAGTTGCCAGCGACACCGCAGTCGATCCAGCCCCAAGCGCCCACTCCAGAACTGTTGCTGTTGTGGCAACTGCCGCTCCAGTGTTAATAGTTTCAATCCAGACGCCGCGCACAATCAAGTTGCGTCCGGTGATGGAGGTGGTTTGTGCCAGATTCAAATACCCAAACAGGGCGTAGTCAGTTTCAGCACCAGCCACCGCAGCGAACTGGAAGCGACCACCTAGGGTTGCATAACCAGCGGCAGTGTTGGACAAAGTCGCAGATGTTGCGGCGGCGCTGTTAGCAAAGTTGGCTGTTTGGCCTTGGGTGTAACCAGACGGGCCTTGAATGCCTGACAAGCCTTGGCCTGTCTTGTTGGTTGCCCAAAGACGGACATTGTCCATGTCGGCAACGCCAATGGTGTAGTTGGCAAACTTGCCCTGCATCACGGATGATGTTACCCCGGTGTGATGGTGGCGAATGGCAAACGGGCATGAACCCCCATAAAACACGGAGCCTGTGTTGTTTGGCTTGGGAAGTTCTCCGTACAGCACATCGTCAATCCAAAACTCAACCTCAGAGTCGCTGATAGACAAGTTGAACTTGTAAACTCTATTGGTGGATGGTGTAAACGTAAATGCAGAAGTAGTTGTTTCTGTTCCGTTATTGTTCAAAACACCCAGCACCCCAGAAGAGTTGACACGGAAATACACGCCGTCCAACGGCAGAGATGTGGAGGCAGCGGCTGGCAAGAAGAGACCAAAATCCAGATTCAAGTTGGTTGGTATTGCGGCAGACAATGCCATTGCCACCTCGCAGTAAACGCCACCACCGCCCTGCAACGGGAAGGAGCGATAAGTCTGAATCTGGCAACCTGTAGCTGTGGTTGTAGCAGAGGCTCCATTGGTATTCAGGAAGCCGCCTGCCCAAGTCATTGTCAGCGTATTGCTGGTGTACTTATGCTTGCTGGAGTTCTGTGCGGTGTAGTTAAAGTTGTCATCATCCCAGACAGAGTCAACGCCGACACGCATCCGGTAGTCCGAGGAAATCTCCGGGGACTTGATGTATGGTGTGCCAGTGATAGAGCCGGGGTCATTCTCACCAAACAGCAGAACTGCACCCACATTGGCGGGGTTTGCAGCAGCATTTGTCTCAGGAATGATCTTGAGTTGATTCGATGCGTTTACCTCTACGACATTGCCAGAGGTGTTGCCTTCAATGCGAAATCCTGCCATGACTTACTCCTAGTCTGCCCAAACGTAACGGGCGGTAAATGTTCCTGTCAGTCGCAAGTTGCTCATGGCTTGCGCTGTAAACCCAACTCCTGCTGTCACCGAGATGACCTGTAACGACAGACCTCCCAGCGGCAGCATCTGATGCTCAACTGCGTTGTGCGATACGGTGGTATCGGTGCCCATCAGGTAGACCTCAACCTTGGATGTCCCGCTGATCGTAGCCGCAGAGACGGCAGTCGTTACCACATTGGTTCCGGGTGCGGAACCAAAGTCAAGCGTAACGGTGCCTTGTCCTGTTGCCATTTATCAGGTCGCTGTAAACACTGCGCCGGGGAATGTCACTGTCACCGTCTCGCCAGACGCCACCGTCTGCGAGGAGCCGTAATCCCAGTACGCCACATTGGTTCCAGATGTGGAATCAGTCAGCACTGCGTACCGGAAAGAGAACCCTGCACCCGTAGCATTCCACACTGCGGGGTTGCTCAGTGTCAGAGTGTAGGTTCCGCCAGATTGAGTCGGGGTAGAGTTGACGCCAGCGGAGTTACCACCCGTGCTGTAGCCGTTGCCGTTGGCAACTTCAGTGATCGTTCCAAGCGTTGCGTCTACTGCGGTAGCCAGCTTGATCACCCATGAGTCTGTTCCAGCGTTGACGCCTTCAAGCAGTCCTTCGATACCCGTTTGGAACTTGTTGTACGTTGCCATTTAGAACCCCTAGTTCGATGAGCGCAGCACTGCGCTTGAAGATGTGTTCGCCGGAAACGTGACCGTGAACGTAAGGACGGATGTTTTGTCTGCGCCGAAGTCCAGCACAGCAATCGACTTGTTGCCTTTGCTGGCGTTGTAGATCAGTGCATAACGGGCTGTGAGCGCAGCATTCCAAGAAACATCTGCAAAGTCGGCATACACCGTGAACCCATCCGTACCAATGGTCGGAGTCAGAAGCTGCTGACCTCCAGCGGAGTAGCCAGAAGCAACCACCTCATCTGTGGTTGAGTACACGGTGGTGTCCTGATCCAATGACGCATTACCTGTGTACAAGGCAATGTAAATGTCATCATTCAGCAAGTCGTGAACGGCTTGCCAACATTCGGATTTAAACGATGTAGTTTGCGTTTGAATGCTCATGTCACTGGCGTTTTCATTTGACCGGAGCGGTAGGTGTCTTCCTTCTCCATGCCGTCACCAAGACGCTTGGCAAGCATCAAAGCTTCCTTGAACTTCGTCTCATACAACTGCTGCATGTCAGACTCACCCTTCATAAAGGTGTAGGCTTCCACCAAGCATCCATACAGCAATACGGGGTCAAAGTTATCACCAAGCCATGTGGTGCTTGCAGTGACAATCGATTCCGGCATGAAGAAGTAGTGCAACTCTGCCTGATAAGCCAACGACGGAGTCGGGCCAAGAATGTAGGTCAACTCACTCTCGTTGTCAGAGCGAGGGCCAAACAAGGCATAGTACTTGGGCGCACCTGTGCTGGTCGGCGTTGGATACGCCTCCCGAATGTAGTTCACATCCTTGTTCAGCAGGTAGGTATAAGCACCAGTAGTCGGATGAATGGTAGCTAGTGAGTATGTGGCAAGGAAGTCCAACGGGCACTGCAGATACTTGTTACCCACTGTCAGGGTTCCAGTGACGCTCTTGCGGAGCGCCGCAAACTGCACGGCGTTGTATATGCGTTTCTCAGTCTGCTGTGTAAACGTTGCAAGCTGCTCCGCAGAGAACGTGTTCTCCGTGTAGTCGCTGATGGCAGTACACAACTCCGTGTAATTCATGGATCACCTCATGCCATTGGCCCGCGAGCCATGATGCCGCGCTTTGCAGCGCCAGTGCCACGAATCTTGATGCCGGATGTCTTGGTTTTGTATGCCTGATTTGAGCGGTCAATGTTGCCAACGCTCATGTCCTGATCGTTTAAACGTGTTGCGCCATAGGCGTTACCGTTTGCAACTTTCTTGGTTGTGTTGTAAACCTTGGTGACCATGTTACTTCCCCTGTTGAGCAACACGGGCCAAGTTGCGACCCATCTGTTTCCGTTGCTCGTTGGTGGTTCCACCCTTGGTGCCGCCAGATGGCTTTCCGCCGTTCTGGATGGGTTGCTTCTTGTCTGTAGCCATGAGAGACTCCTTAAGTTACCGAGATTGTAACGGTGCCGACTTGCGTTGTCGCCACCAGATTGTTAGGCGTTAAGCTGACATCAAAGAACCGCGAACCACCCACAGGTGCCCAACCCCACTGGATGTCTCGACTACCCTCGCCCGGGTATCCACTCGCCAACAGACCAGACGCAATATAGCTGCGATCTGGTCGTGGGTTGCGTAGTGCTTGCGGATCAAAGACAGGGTACATGCCAAGCTGCAGTTGCGGATGATCCTGCTCCCAGCATTCAGGGCACACCAACATGTTGATGTTCTTTGTCTTGATGACCAGTGCCTTGAGTTGCTTGAGCTTGTACCGAAAGCCACAGCGGTCACACTCCGCTATGGCAATCTTGCCAACCGCAAAACTATTGCTCATACAAACATCTGCCTTGGAACAAACCGAACAGGAGCCTTCTCCCGGTCTTCGCCTGCGGCGAAATCCATCTGCTCATCGTACACAGCTTTGAGCATCTGCACACGATCCGAAAGCTCCGGCGTCTTTAGCGCAAGGTGGTAAGCCAAGCCAGCCACCAAGGCTGGCAGGAACCTGAATTGCACATCTGCAGTTTCCGCACCATCACCAGCATCCTGAATCCTGCGCAGTCTCCAATAGCGCAAGACATACATGTTGTCTTGATCCGGCACAGGCCACACCGTGACACGGGGTGCATCACGCAGACGCTGCACCCACAGTTGAATCGGGCGAGCCTGCGTCAACTTGTTGGGGATGCTGGAGTACGTTGAAACACTGATGCGGGAGATGGTCAGGTCTGCCTGCGTTGCAGAGTTTCCGCTGCCTGTGCGGATGACATGATCCAGCAAATCAATGGTATCGGAGGGAAGGTCGTAGGTGGCAGTTCCCTGTACCAAATTGACACTTCCTTCTTCAATCGTCCACATGTTGATGCCACGGTTCTGCCACTCAATGGTCATCAAGTTCATTGATCGACGCGCAGTGCGAAGGTCGTAGCCAGTCCTCAACTCCTTGCCCGCACGTTCCCATGCCTCTTCGGCAATGTCGGTGAAGTCAAGATTGAAGGTGGTGGTGCCGGATGTGGTCATGGTGTTTTACCGAAACCCATTAGGAGGTTGGCCTTGCGTTGTGGAGCCTGTTGCACCGCCGCCAAACAAAGAAGCACCACCCCATCCACCAACACCTTGTGCTGCAGGTGCGGCACCGGTTTGTCCCCAAGGGGCTGGGCCAGCCATGCTGGGTGCGGCAGGATAGCCGCCTGAGTTTTGCATGGCTTGGGCACCAAGCTGCGCAAAAGGAGACTGCGCACCAGCCAAGCTGGAACCAAGTGGCTGGGCTTGTCCAATTTGTTGTGCTTGACCCACTTGAGGTGCCTGCCCCATCTGCGATGTTGGGATAGCTTGACCTGATATTGGAATTGCCTGACCAATAGACGGGGCTACACCCAAGGTGTTTTGTCTGGGCAGCATTCCACCCTGAGTTGGCAATGGCGCTGGTCTACCGCCAAATGGCTGCTGCACTTGCGGCCTATCCATGCCACCCATGCTGGGATCAAGTTGCTGTCTTTGCGCTGCGTCCATTGCGTTGGATGATCCTGCGGAGCCAAGGGAAAGTTCTTGCTTCCGAGCCATTAAAGCCTGCAATCCAGCGTTGGCTGGCACATTGTATCCAGCGTTGTCTGACTGCATAGCGTACTTCATTTTGTCAAATTCAGATAGCGGCGTTTGCATTCCGGCCTGCATTGGCGACATTGGTGGTTGACCACCTTTCATGCCGTCTAGCTGGCTTTGCTGTTTGCGCATGTCATTGATGTTCTGTGCAGAGGGCCTGCTTGCGGCCTGTGCCCGCTGTTTTTGCTGGCGCTGCAACATGCGGTGATATGCGGGAAACCGTTGTGCAGCAGTTTGCTGCCCAGCAACGGGCGTCATGTTGGGGTTAGGAGGTACTGGAGGCATGATCATTTTTCCTTCGTGTCTTGCGTTTAGGGGGGGCTCCACCGTTGGTCAATGTCGCAGCAGGGAACAAGGACTTGGCCTTGCGGGCCTTGGGAATCTTGTCGGGGTTAATCACCCCCATGCCGCGACTTGATCTCATACAATTTTGGCAGAGCGAGCGCCCCGTGCTTTGCCCCAGCCGCGCACAGCGCCACCTTTAGCAAATGCTTGAGACTTGATGGAGCCGCCTTTCTTTTTGCCAAGGGCACCGCGAGGGCCGGCAGACCAAGCTTCACGATCCATGACGGCATCACGCTCCACTTTGCCCTTAGGGCCAGCAGCCCAAGACGCCTTGTTGGTAACGCTTTCACGCCCTGCAGACGGCACTTCTTCTTCAGGTTTTGTGCGTTTAAATGTTCCCGGCTTCTTTGCGCCGGTAGAGGGTGTTTCAACGAACTTGCGGGCTTTGGGCGTCACATCCGTCACATCTGCTTTGGGAGCAGGTAGTTGACGGGGTGGAGCGGGAAGCTCTTTACCTTTGCCAACAGTGGTGCCAATGCGCTTGGCGCTTTCGTAACCGATCTCAGGAGAGCCGCGACGAACCATTTCCTCTGCGCTGGATTTCGCACCACGCTGCAGAAGCTTCTTGGCACCAAACAGACCAAGGCCAGCACCCACAGCGCCCAGTGCAACTTTACCAGCCGCCTTTAATGGGCCACCAATGAAATCTGCCGACATATTCTCCAACCCCGGTTCTTCTGCGGGACGGCTGTAGTCCGTGCGCTTGTAGCTCTCAGAGTTGTTGAGGGCGCGGCGGTCTGATGTAGGCGTCACAGTGTCTGGATTGACACTGCCACGACCAGCACCTGCAGAGCGTGTGGCCTTGGATGTAGACGGCTTGGATGTGGCTTGCTTGGCAAGCCATGCCATTGCACGGGAGCGTGTGTCATCACCAATGTTGGAATTTCGTCCTTCGGTGACTTCTCCTTCGTCATCACCGCCACGCAGGCGATTCAATGTGCGAATGGGATCATCAGACTGCTCTGCCTTGACCTGATCAACTGTCTTGTCATCGTCAATGGTTTCGCCGCCGTCAGAGAATTTGCGCATCTTGCGCTTGTATGTTGTTGCCATTTAAACAAACCTGCCTTTCGTCTTGCCACGTTGCTCACATCCGCTGCCGCGAACACTGCCGCCCTTGGCATACTTCTTCGGCTTGGATACGGGTTCATCCACAGGCACAGAGTCTGTGTAAACGGATGTCTTTGCTTTGGATGTCTTGGATTTTGCTACAGGCTCATCAACCGGTGTAGCGCCGGGGTACTTGTAATCAGCCATCAGCACATCCCGCCTTTCTTCATCTTGATCTGCGTTCCTTTGGTCTTGCCGCGAATGGCAATACCGTCGATCTTTCCGCCTTTGGCGTAACCCTTGGCTTCAGCCATTTCTTCCTTCACCATCTTCTTGGGCAGACCAGCCTTCGCCATTGCTTTGGCGTGACGCATTTCCATTTTCTTGTCCATAGTTACACCACCTTTTGAGTTAACAGTTCCATGCCCGAAGGCTTTTGTTGATGCGGCTGTTCGGGTCTTTCTTGGCCTTCTCGCCGGTCAGCTTCTCTTTCATGCCTGACATTCGGGCACAGAATGAGTCTTTACGTTTGCCACCCTCTGGTTGCGGTGGCTTCAGATTCATGCCTTGCTTTTTGGCAGAAGCGCGACCTTTGGCATTGAGTCCGCCAGACTCCGCTTTGCCCTCTTTCCTTTGCCACGCTGGTGTTTTAGACATGATCAAACCTCAGTAAAGCCCAAGCTGCGTACACAACGATTAACCAGAATAGGAGCGTCATGTTGATAGCGCCGTCAAAGTGGTTTCAGGCAATCGCGTGTTGTAATACTGGATGCGGCGGATGTGTCCAGATGAAACGCCCGTTGCAACAATCCTTGAGCAACCAATCATCATATTGTCTGCCACTGGAATTGCGGTCGATGTGTCTGCTATTTGCAAATTACCGTTGGCTGCAATATTGGTGTTGTTCACTATGTAAGCAAAGGCTGCTTTGCCAATACCTGTCGATGTAGTCGTGGACGTTGTAGCGGTAGCGGTTGTTACGTTTGCGTTGATCACACGGTACACAGCAGTTCCATTGGCGTTAACGTTTATGTCCATAACGTCGTTTACGCCGCTTCCTGCTCTTGTGGTCAGTATGCAAGCACCAGACGGATTGATACTGTCACCCTCCACCACAAACGTCCCTTCCGTCTGGTTGTACCAAGAACTGAAGTTGGTTCCCGTCATGTTTGCAGTATCGGCTGCACGGGTGACTGCGGTGGTAGTTGTGTAAATGAACGATGTTGCAAACGTAGCGGAACCCATCGCGGCAGTAGACTCAAATTGACCACCCCAACGGAGGTATGAAGTGTTTGCTGAATTTGTCGGGGCGCGGGTATCGGAAATTGATGTGATTGGCGTAGTTACTACCAGAGCGCCAGCAGCAGTTGCGGAGGCGACATAGCTGAATCCGCACCGATACCAACCACCGCCTACTGAAGTGCAAAAGTTGCTGCTTGCCACAATCCCTGCACCCGCAGTCATCGCTCCAGTTGACAGGTTGTAGTTGCAGTAAACAGTCGCACCAGAGTGGGCCGAAGCACAATACAACTGCACAAGCGAACCTGTGCCTGCTTTCAAGAAAACACTTACCGTGTAGGTGTTTAAAGCTGTAGGCGTTGCAGTACCTTGGAAGACATAGTGCTGACCGCTAGTCCCGTCTGCAAGAATTGTGTACGCAGTCGTTGTGCCGTCAGGAGCTACTGCATTCTGAGTTTGCGTATCGCCAATAACACCTTCGTTGTAAGCAACCCCATTCGTTTCATTGTTGACTCTGCTTTCCTCAACCAGAAAGCCTTTGGGCGTGAAGGTGACTTCTTGGACTGTGATGTCGAAGTATTTTCCAGCATTGGCTCCGGGCGTTCCGCTCTCTTGAATGACAAGTGCAGATGCAGTCGCACGGATAGTTCCTGTATACGTTACACCGGCACTCCATGTGCTGCCCTTAACGACTGAACCTCCCACAGACAGTTGCGCCCCTGTTGCCGTAGTGGTACAGCTTGCAGTCCATTCGTAGGTCTTGCCTACCTGTATCTGAGGGGCGCTATAGCTGCCAATCATCAAGCCAAAAGCACCAACAGAAAGGGTTGGGCCAGTTCCGTAAGTCCATAAATTTGAACCTGTCACACCAGCGGGAGATGTGGGGTCGTAGTCAAAACGTGGGCCAGATGTGGACACGGTGGTGGTTGGTGCGTAGCTTGTAAACGTGGAGCCAACCTCAAGCTGCGGCTGCGACACCGTCACGTCCTGCGTAGTGTTGCTACTGACACCTGCTCCAATACGGAACGTAACCGTACCAGCCACTGTCATCGTTAAATACACCGACACCCTGCATGGAGCAGTAAGCACGGTGCTTAAATTGGCGGCTGCGCCATTCACCAAGTACCCGGAGCCTGTAAACGTGCCGGTTCCAACCACCAAGCCAATCACATCTCCGACAGTCGCAGAAGTCCCTATGGCAACTATTTGAACGCTCCATACATACGCACCAAGCCCCAGTGTGGGTGTTTGCGTCAAGATGCCACGGGAGGTTGCGGTCTGTACGCGCACCGACATATCCGAGTATGTCAGTGTGGTGTTGGTAAATGTGCCGCCCCAGCCAGTAGGAGAAGTAGCGCCAGAACCTCCAACGCCACTGGTACCACCCGCCAAAACAGAGTTGGTAATGAGGTTGATACCCGCCACTTCCAAAAGACCGTCCGGGCCAAAGAAAGTTGCGCAAGCAGTGGAATCTGCGCGTGTAAACGTGATGCGCTCATCCAAGGATGTCGCACCGGCAAAAGCCAAGTCCAAAGCCGCCGATAGCGGCGTCTGCGGTTTAGTCAGTGTCGATGCGAATCCAAAGGACATTAGAACACCCGTGTCATCAAAGTTGCAGTGGTGTTGGTGGTGAACACCCGCAGAACCTGTACGGGGATCGCCGTACCTGCCAGCACGTTGTAGAAAATCACATCGTCCCCTTGGGCAGTCAGAACCCGGACGTTACCACCACCGCCAACATACACAACCGAAGCTGTACTGAAGTTGGAGGAAGATGTGTCGCCCGTAGTGACGGCGGCAGCACTGCCGGGATACATGGGGAACGTGGGGCTATAGTTGGTCTTTGCCATGCAATGCTCCTAAAAAACTAGGGGCCGAAGCCCCATCCATTAAGGAGTGTTGGTGTAAGTACCGTCAGCGTTGCGGACGATGTACTCAACAGTCACGACGATTGCACCAGCGGCAGCGTTACCTGTTGCAGCGGTGAATGTGCCGTAGATGTTTACATCAGAGGTGCCGATGTTGTTGGTCTGGGCAACTTGCGTTGCCGTATCGATGGTTGCTTGAGCAACCTTACCAACGGTGGCGCCAGTGTTGAATGTGGTGACATACTTGTTGGATGTGCCGGAGTCACCGATCACCAAGCCGCAGTTTGTGGCTGTGGTCAGGGCGGTAACAACTTCCACGTTGAAACGGATGATCTTCGATCCAGCCGGAAGCGCAAACATCAACTGCGCTGTGGGGGATGTCAAAATGACCGTGGACGGCGCTGTGTACGACTGAGAAACAGTTGTAGCGCCAACGTTGCGGACGGTTCCAGTAGCGGTTCCGGTTGTGTCTTTGACTGTACCAAGCAGCCAAGGGCCGAGGTGCGTAGCAATACCCATGATTAACTCCTACATTGAAGCTCTGCAATCTCGTAGGGAAGTCTGCCGGGACAGTTTGCAAAGCCGGAAAACCCGGTGACTGTTTATACCACTTTGTTTAAACCACTTCAATAAAAAAGGCTCCCGGTGGGGAGCCTTTTTACTGCGTCACAGGTTATGCACCTTGTGAACCCCACATGCCGAGGGGATCAGACCAGCCGAAGCTGTAACGCTCACGGGCTTTGTAGCGAACATTGCCTGTGTCGAAGTCGCCGTCCATACCGGTGGTCATGGGGGCACGAACAAAGTGCTTCAGACCATTGGGAACGTCAGTGGTCAGATACCAGCCGTTGGTGTCAGTCAAGAAGTGGTTGACTGTGTAGCCTTCGGGGATCGAACCGTTGTTCTTGATGGCGTTGATGTCGTTGTCGGTAGTTCCAACACGCAGGTTGGTTTCCAACAGACGGGTAGCAACGAACATCAAGTTCGGCGGAATCACCAGCTTGCGCGGCTTGGCTGCGATCAGCAGACCCTTCTCATCTGTCCATGCTGCGATCTGAATCACAGCGGCTTCCAGAGAGGTTTCGTTCAGGTCAACACCAGTGGCGGGGCTGTTGTAGTTAACAGAGCCATTCACCATTGTGTGGCCTACACGGCTACCACCAGAAGAGATGCCGAACAGCGATACACCGTCGCCACCGAGGTAGCTTTGGCTAAAGCCGTTGTTCAGCACTGCAGCGCCCTTTACCTGCTTGGTATAGGACATCGCACGGGCCAGAGCCTTGGTGTAGCGGGCGGACAAGCTGTCATACAGATTGTCTTCCACGGCTTCTTCAGTGATGCTGAAGCCAAGAGCAATGGTCTCATGGGTGTACCGCGCAGTGAATGCTTCTTGAGCATTGTCATACGCAATAGCCTGACCTTCGTTCTTGACAGGAGCGGCACCAAAGCCAGCCAGCTTGGTTTCTTCTTCGAACGAACGCTCAGACGTTTCGGTCTCAAAGATTTCCTTATGCTCTTCGCCGTAACGCGAGTATTCCAAACCAAACAATGCGTTCAGTCCGGGGAGCAGTTCTTTCAGTAGTTGGGCACGAGAGATTGCCATTTCAGTTTACTCCTTACAGACCAACGGCGTTGGTGTAGCTGTGATAGCCGGGGTTGAATTTCACAAGGATGTCGGTGTAGGCATCGCCCACAGTCGAGAAACCTTGCATGTCCACAAATCCAACGATGCGGAAAGCAGCGGTGGTGGTTTGCGAAGTTGCGGAGACAGCCACGTTGCTGTTGCCGGTGGTGGTGGAACCAGTCGATGTGGACTGTGCGTTGGCAAAGAACACATTTTCGCCCAGCTTGGATTGGGCCACAGTGCCATTGGCCTGCACTTGGAAAATGGTATTTGGATCATCAACCACATATACCTTCACAACACCAGTGGTGCTTGCGGGGTAGTACTGCGACCAGATACGCTGACCTTGAGCATTTGTGTACTCGCAGCCAACAAACACGCCCAAGGCACCAGTCAGTGTGGTTCCTGCAGGGAATGCATTGGTTGTGCCGTCTGCACCAGTGGCAGTGGCGAGGTTAATGTAACCGGACGAGTTGAGGTAAACCACCGAACCATTGAAGATGTTGGTAGCGTAACCAGCCGGATCGATCAAGAAAGTGCGGGTGCTACCAGCATAGGGTAGTCCGCCGATCTCATTTACGGGTTTCAAACCGTAGGGAGAAGCAGTAGATGCCATTTAAGGACTCCTTTATTTAGAACCTGAACCAAAACCGCCACGGGTCGCTGAAGACTTGCGGTCTGCAAACAACGGCATGCGCGGGTCATTTTGACGCATAAAGTTATTGTCCACCGACTCCATCTGATTGTTGTTTTGCCGCTGGTAGTACTCAGCAATGGCTTGTGCGCGTTCAGTGGGCATCTTGCAGAGCATGAGTCCACCAATCTCGACGTTGCCAGTCTTTTCGTTACCTGTAAGCATCAACTCAGGATGGTCTTCCGCCTTCACCGGAACCCAGCCGTCACGCATCTTCTTGGAAACGTTGGTTGGGTCACTCTGGCCTAGGATGTGTGTAGCTACCCAGCGGAAGCTCCATCCCGGTATCGGAGTGGGGTCAGGCAAAGTGCTTGACGGTGTGTAAACAAAACGAGCAGTTTTGTCGCGGGTTTCAAGATCACGGGGTGTTTTATCAATAGCCATTCTTAGACTCCAATTTTGCTACTTGAGCAGCGTACTGCTCCGGGGTTAAACCAAACTTCCTTGCCAACGCTGCCGCTGTGCTGGTTAGTTTGATCCGTTTTGGCCCAGTCGATCTTGTCGCAGGTGCCACCACAGATGCGGGTCGCCGTGTAGATTGAGTCTCTCGACTATCTCCGAACACTTCGGGAAACTTGTTTTTCACGCGAGCATCAATTTGCTCAAAATACTCATCGCTTCGCGGGTCAACGCCCGTATTGACTAGCTTTTGGTGCAGCCCTAGTGCAAAGCTGGTAACTTCCTCAAACCCGTTGGAGCCAAACCACTGGTTTTTTGCCTGCCAGCGCAGGGTTTTTTCGTCTGGCTCTGCAATTGCTTGCCGAGTTGGTCGGGATGTTTGTGGCGTTTGTAAACGATCAGCAGTGGTTTGTAAAGGGGGGACGCGCACATTTTTTGCGCTTTCCAGCTTCCACTTGGCCTCTGCGAGCGCCTCTTGAGCCGCCATGATGGCGTCGGTATCAAAAGCTTCCTGTGCTGCTTTAAACGCTTGGCGGGCCTGCTGCAGTTCCATTTCTGCTGCCGACACGTTGGTGGAGGCAATGTACTTGGCACCGTTTTCTGCATAGCCCTTGAGTTGCTTGTTCTCCTCAATCAGGGTCTGTGCAAGACGTTCAAGTTCCTGCTTTTCACGCAAAGTGGCTTCTTTGATCCGGCGCTCATCGTGACGGGCGTGGGTCAATTCTTTGATGCGAGAGCGTACTTTTTCCGAGTACGACTCAATTTCATCGTCTGTGGGGTCTGCCACTTCCTTATCCAGTGGCTTGCGGCCCCTGTCCTGTTCGGGAGTGTCATCAACAATCTCGACTTCAATCTCCTCGCTGGAATCATCCGTCACAAGGGTCTTGTCATCTTCTTCGTCCGGGAATTTAAATGCTTCTGGCATGTTTGATCCTTTAAGCGCGAGTTACACCACGGGGGTCAACTACAACGGCGTCCACTTGGTCATCGTTGAGTAGACGCATTTCCTTGCCGTACATCTTGAATCGCGTTCCCGAGTAGGTTCGAACCAAGATGAAGTCGCCCTGTTTACACCAAGGGCCGGAGGGAAATTTGTTGGCATCCTTGTATGCGTCCGGGCCAACAGCCAAGACAAACAGGACGGTGGTGCCATGTTCTTCAGCGCGAAGCTGAGACGTTGGCTTGACCAAATCCAGTGTTGTGCCATCGATGTTTTCGGAGACATCAGGAACAATGCACAAGATTTTGTACCCTTGCGGAATGGGAAGCTGAGTGGCTTTCTGCTCTGCAGGGATGTTCTCATCCTGCGTGGGTGCAGGCTGGATAGGTTTGGGCATGCTCACGCCCGGGGGTAGGATCAGATCAATCATTGGCTTTTTCCACTTTCTCAGCAAGGTCTAGTAGGTAACGCTCTGCAAGGCCCAGACCATGAATGACCCCGCACAGTTTTTGGTATTGCTCAAACGTCTGGCATGCGCCATTTGCCAAATCGTCTGCGTAGTTGTTCATATCAGCGCGAATTTTTTCTCTGAGAACTCGCGTGAACTCAGTGATCATGGTTACTCTCCTTTGGTTGGTGATTTCCTGCTTGCAATGAGGGCTTTTTGCGCCTCAAACTCTTTGTCATCCTTCTGGCGGGCCACTTCCACACCCAGTTTCATGCCAGCATGCTGCTGGTCAAACTTCTGCTTGAGTTGATCCTTGCGGATTTGCGCTCCAAGCTTGGTGCTTTGCATCTGAATGTCTGCCGACGCCTTCTGCTCCTTCAAAGCCTGATCTTTTTCCGCAATTGCTGCTTCCAGTTGCAGTTTTGCGGTGTGAAGTTGCTGTTCTGCAGCCAGTTTTTGGGCTTCCAACTGCAGTTTTTGAGCTTCCAGAGCCTGTTTTGCCTGTATTTCCTGCCCCTTGAGTTGCAGTTCTTGACCTTTAAGCTGCAATTCCTGCTGCTGCATCTGAATCACAGGGTCTTGGGCTTGCTGTTGGGCCTGTTGCTGCTGTGCAGCGGCCTTTGCCTGCTCCAAAATCTGGTTTGCGGCCTGTGCCATCATTCCAGACAGGGCAACTTCCACCTCTGGAGGCAGTTTTTCGTCTTCCGGCGGGATTGGCATGCCCAATTGCTGCTCAATCCGCTGGCGATACTGGAAGCCCAAGTGTTCTGCAATGTGAGCATCCAGCGCAGCCATGATGACAGGTGCGCGTTGGTTCTGTCCCATTGCTTGCGCAATGGTCGGGTCTTGCTTCATTGCATTGTGGACTGCAAGGTGTGAGTTGTGATCCTGATGGAAAAACGCTTTTACAGGCTCCCCCTTCAGAACTGCGGAGTTTTCTGTGACAGGGTCTTGCGGAGTCTGGTCTTCCGGCAGCTTGACGATCTTTTCGGCATTCTTGATGCCTAAAACCTCCAGCATGCGCCTGTGCAACTGCGGTAGATCGTATATATCTGGAGCCATTTGCGCCATCTGAATGACGGCTTGATACTGGACAACCCGCTGGGACATGGTTGCTGCGTTGGGATCACTGACGGGGATGATCTCCACCATGTCATAGTCAGACTTCTTGGCAGTGCGGTCTGATGTGTCCGGTTCGTATTCATACTCTGTGTCGGTGTAATCCCGGATGATCCCGGCAAGCAGGCGAAGTTCCTGTTTAAACGAGTTGTGGATACGCGCCTGAACGGCTGTCATCACCTTCAACTGACGCTCAAGGATGGCGAGTGTGGAGCCTACAGGCGCCTGTGCCGACATGTCAGACACTTGCATGTCTGCGGTGGAGGCAAAGCGGCGACCTTCTTCAACGATCTGATTCAGCAGGGTGTACAGAACCTGACTGGGTTCCTTGTACGGCAGGGGCAGAATGTTGTCGCGGATGGCCCCAGAGCCGATGTCCACATCACGGAACTCGCCCGGGGCGATGGGGGTGTCATCCCCTTTGATACGCATTCCACGGGATTTGAGACCGCCGGGGAGGTTGGACAGGGTTCCTGCGTCAATAAGCTGACGCATGATGGAGGTGGCAGACTTGGCAAATCCACCGATGAGGTGGAAGAGGCCAAAGCCGTAGGCACCAAAGCCGGGGATGTATTGGTAGTGGACAAAATGCTGACGTTTCTGGCGATAGTCATCATCCTCTTTCCAATTCCGGCGAATGGACAAAACTTCATTGGTGCCCTTGAGGAGCGTGACCACATAGGGCAACGCGATGCCTGTCGGCTCGCCGTCTTCATCTTCATCGTTTAAACCATCAATGTCCAAGTCCACATGGCATTCATAGATGGTGTAACGGTCATCGTTGATGTCATTGAAGCCGGTCTCTTTGTCCTTGGCCTTCTTGATGTCATCCTGTGACTTCTCCGGGTCGGGCAAGTCAATGTCACGGTAGAAGCCAGCCTTCTGCAGCTTGATGATTTCGTTTTCCGTCTTGCGCATGACATGCGTCAGGCGGTAGCAGGTGTTTAAATCTGACACACCATACGGCAGGATCACATCCTCTGCCGGGATGAAAATGGAGACTTGCCGCCCAAGACTGGGGTCGTAGTACACCTTCTTGAACGCCGAGCCTGTAGCAGGAAGACTCCACAGCATGCGCTCATGCTCTGGACGGAACTCCTGCATGACTTCCGTCAACTCATAGTTCATGTCTTCTTCCACCCGGGCGGCAGCTTCCTTCTTCTCGACGGTTTCCTTGCCGACAATTTTGGTCTTGACCGGCCCTGCTGCGGGGAATGATTCGGTGATGGTTTCAGACTGGAATCTGACCACTGCTTCGGTGATCATGGGGTGGAAGACGCCGGAAGCTCCGCTCCACGGCTCTGTACGGTCTTCATACTGCAGACCAAGCAGCTTCAGCCCTTCTGTGTAGGCTTTTTCCCATTCCTTGCGGGATGCCTTGTCGTTTTCAATGTCCTCTTCCAGTTCGGAAGCCAAGGACAGGATCACAGACTCGCTCAATGATTCTGCGAGGTTTTCACCAAAATCGGGTTCGATTTCAATCTCCAACTCCTCAATCTCAATGACTGCGTCCGGGTCTTCAATTTCAACCTCTATTTCGGTTGGTGTGATTTCTTCCAGCCCAGCGGGCGCTTGGTAGAGGGATTTGTCGAAGTTGGTAGCCATACGCTTCCTTAGTAATAAGCGACTCTGCGATTGATGACGGGTTCGTCTTCTTCATCCGATGCAATGGAGATGAAGCCGCCTTGGCGGAATCTCATCAACGCCTGTGAACTGGAGTCCACCAAGTCATCGTGATCACCATTGGGGAATGAGGCCAACTCATCCATCACCTCTTCTGCCCATCTTGTGTCAGGGCACCACACAATCCCAGAAGCAAATAAATCTGCGATTGCGTTTACACGCGCAATCTTATCGTTTCCTTTCCCCGGTGTATATTCCGACAGAGGGACGCCGATCTTTCGCAACTCATACAGCAGCGGGGCACCCGCTGCCTTCTTCTCAATGATCAATGTGTCAGGTTCCCATTCCTGATATAGCTCTAACGCCCTCTTCTTCAGTTCCGGGAATTCCATGCGTTCTTTAAACGCATCCAAGAGGATGATGTTGGTCTTGGACACACCATGCTCATCCGGGTAGTCAAAGACCCCCCATGTGGTGCAGGCTGAGAAGTCAGCACGGTTGTTCTTCTCAAAGGCGGTGTCCCAAGACTGCAGGATGTATTCACATGGCGGGGGACTCTTCTTCTCCCAAATCCTCCACTGATCCCGCTTGATGATGGCCCCCTCTTCCGAGGTGGGGTTCTGCTGGTACTGCGCTTCCCATTTGGAGACGGGGATTTCAGCCTTGATGGCTTCCAGTTCTTCTTTCTTCCAAAAGGCAGGCCACAGGGGATTGCCAGAGGGCATGATGGCAGGAAACTCGATGACTTCCCACTGATCTACTCCGTCGCCACCGGACTTCTTCAGAATCTGACCGGTCAGGTCTCTCTTGGCCCAGCGGGTCATCACAATGATGATGGCCCCTCCGGGCTGTAACCGCTGACGGGGGCCGGATGTATACCATTCATACACTCCGTCATAGACGGCGGGATTGTTCTGCTTGGCTTCCTGTTCCGAATGGGGATCGTCAATGATCAGGATGTCAGCACCCTTACCGGTCACTGCACCACCAACACCGATGGCGAAGTAATCACCTCCTGCGGAGGTGTTCCATCGTCCTGCAGCCTTGGAATCAGAAGACAACTGCGTCTGAAATACCGCCTGATAAGGCGGGGACTGCACAAGGTTCCTGACCTTACGACCAAATCCTGTGGCTAGTTCTGCGGTGTGAGCCGTCTGAATGATCTTCTTCTGCGGGAATTTCCCAAGGAACCATGCAGGAAGCAGGAACGATGCAAACTCTGACTTGGTATGCCGGGGCGGCATATTGATGATCAACCTCTTGAGGGTGCCGTTGGCAACCCTCTCAAAGGCATCTGCCATGATCTGATGATGCTTTCCAGAGATGAAGACAGGCCACATCTGCTGGACAAAGAACAGGAAGCTGTCTTTACAGCGTTCTACCCGATCAAGCTCTAACAGCGCATTGATCTTCTTTCTCTCAGCCTCTGGCACCTTGTCGATAATCGACAAGTACTTCGTGACTTCAGCCTTGGTCAGAAGCATGTGTCACCAACACTTTGAGAGAGGGGTGTGGGGTGAGAGCTAACCCCACTTTGTGGGGTTGGACTGAGCATCAGGACAACCAAATTAGATGCACTGTACATCACAGTTTTCCTCCTGCGTTGCGTTTGAGCAACTGCATCACATGCCACATGACTCTAAATGGCGTGGTTAAGCCAAGTGTTGCTACAAAAACGATAGCAACAAAGTACTTGACAAGCAGTGGTGCGGGTTCCACGGCATGTTTCACGGACTCAGGAGCAAATTTCCTGAAGAATGGCTCAACCATGCGGTTCCAATAGTTATGGTTCATAACCTTGAAATATCCTGAGCAGATTTGTCAACTAAGACAATTGACCTGAACTTGTACGGTCTCAAGGTCAACAACCCATCAGCCTTTAGCTGATGAACAATCCTGTGGATGTTCGCTTTTGACTTCAACTGCACTGCCTTGGCAATCACCTCATACGACGGTGACTTCCCATGAATTCTGCTGTAGACCCTGATGAAGTCCAAGATCAATTGTTTTCTGTCTTGCATGGCACATCCACACTTGCAGCCCACTCCAGAAGACGCAGAGCGTCTTTCTGCCGAAGATCAGGCCACCCACCCTTTGCAATCTTCACATGACGTAGTTCTTCCGGGATGGTGTACTCACCCCACTGACCAATCCATACAGGTTCTGCTATCAATTCCATAGCAGTGAAGTGTAAACGATAAATGAGAACGTTCCCATATGTTTAAACTTGATTGTGATGTAGGGGTATTCTGCGTTTAAACGCTTCTATATTGGCAACTGCCAAACAAAAATGGCAATTGCCAAAAATATATATAGGGGGGAGGGGTAGCGTTTTGGTTGGGTATGGGGGGGTGATTGGAAGAGGGGATTTAGGGGTAATTGGAAGAATGGATTAGAGCGTAACGTTGTGCAGGGGCAACATGGGTCAATATAGGCGGGTGGGTATACGGTGGGGTCTCGCCATCCGAGTCACCCACACCACAGCCCCAATCCCAGCACTTCCCTGCCCATCTCCCAGCCTCTGCACTGCCTCACCCATACCAGCACTGCATCACACCCATCCAATCGCTCCCACATGCCTGCAGCCTGACGGTTACCTGAGTGGTGCAGCCCCTAGGCTGAGAC